CCGCCTGGATTTTGAAAAAACTCACCTTGTACTGGCATTACTTATGTCTCCTATGCAAATGCAAGTTGTGGTGCTCCTAGTTGAATACTTGCAGAAGCCTTAACAAAATATGGTATAATATCAACTGCATTAGCAGCTGTTGATATGGTTAAACCAGCACCACCAGCAGTTTCGTAATCTGTGCCTAAACTTAATGTTCTACTACCTGTACCATCTTGAATAAATACTATGATACCAGACTGTCCCACTGACTCAGTGCTAGGATTAGCTAAAGTTACGTTACCTGTTGCAGTCAGTACAAAATTTTGATAGGTGTCAAAATCTAATGTCACACTACCTGTCTGTGAACCAGCAGTTTGTGTGCTACCTCTAAGTGCTTTTGTAAATGTTGTGTTAGCGTTTGATGCTACAATATTAGCACCAGCTAAAGTGGTTGCACCAGTTCCACCCCCAGCTATAGGTAATGTTCCAAACTCTAATGCACTGCCGCCACTATTCATTTTTAATGCTTGATTTGCAGAACCTGCTGCTGTTAAACCTGTACCACCTTTTGTAATTGGCACTGTTGGTAAACTTGCTGTGCCAACTGCACCACCTAAACTATCTAGTGATACTTCAACAATATTTGTTCCATCTGCATATGCAAAATATATTTTTTGTTGGTCTGGAGAAAAACCAGTTCCACTTGCAGTTTTGATAGTTAAGTTTGTTGGATTAGTTACACCTGTTACATCAAAAATATACATTTTTTCAATGCTGTCAGGCACTGTTAAAACAGTGGCTCCTGATAGGGTAACAGTAGCCACTTTAACAACCATGTTTCTTGCGTTTGATATAGTGCCATCAGTCATTGCTAAAGCAACTGTGGCTCCATCTCCGACTGTCACTTGTTCAAAACCACCTATTGCTTGTTGTACTAAATTTAAATTATTATTTGTTTTAGTTCCCCATGTACCAGCGTTTTCACCAGTAGCCATGAGTTCCAGTTTTAAATCTGATGAGTATGTAGATGCCATATTTTATCCTTTTTTTATGCCGCTGTAGTTATCTTAGTCCAGGTTACTGGTGTTCCAGTATCTACTCTGTTCCATGCTATTATTATTACACTTCCAACATTACTCGTCAATACTACTCCAGTAACATCATCTACTATCCCAGTGCCTGTTACTTCTGCTACTGTACCAACCGCTGATGTCGTTGCTACACCTGTTACATCATATCCTGAAACTGGTGTTATAGAACCAACTGCACTTGTTGTTGATAAACCTGTTACATTTACTGTACCAGTCATTTCTAACACAACAGTGCCTACGGAACTTGTTGCTGCTACACCTGTAACATCTACTAATGTTATTGGTGCAACTATCGCTGTACCAACACCTGATGTCATTGCTACACCTGTAGTTCCTGTTGTAGAATCACCATCAAAATCAACTGTTCCTATTGAACCTGTAAGAGATAAACCAGTAGGTGTAATCTCCACACCTTGTGTAGTAGTAACAGATCCTACAGATGAAGTGGTAGATACTCCTGTTACAGCAACAGTAACAGAAGTCGTTCCTACAGCAGTTCCTATAGCAGTTGATGCACTCACACCTGTTGGTATAACAGAATAGGCACCACCCCAAACTCTATTACCCCAAGTTCCTCGACCCCATCCTAATCCTATCTCTGCATCAATCGTAACAGAACCTACAGCAGTAGTAGAGGCAACTCCAGTAACTGATATAGTTGTATCATTTTGATCACCCCAAGCACCTTGTCCCCAAGACAAAACACCCCAAGAAGTAGCTGCAACAGTGTTTGCAGTCCAACCCATATTGGAATGATTAGTGCAATAATAATAAAGAGTTGGTGCAGAATCAGCTACAATAATAGTAGTTTTTGCACCAGGATTACCAGGCACTCCTGTAACAGTTACACCTGTAGTATATTCACTCCCCCCAGAATGTGTTCCATTAGCTGTAGTAGAGAACCTTAAAGGGTGGTTAGAATTACTATTATCTGATTGATCAAAAACATAAGTTCCACCTTCAGCAAGATATAATGTTACATCTGCTGTAGCAGTAGAACCATCTATTGCATATTTATTACTAGAACCAACATTATGATACGGATGATTAGAAGGATTACCACCAACAACAGTAATAGTTAATGTTCTAGTAGTCACAGAACTAGTCTCCTAACTAAGCTATTCTTATAATAGCGTCTGAAGCATTAGCAGTAGGGAACTGTATAGTAAATGTGCCTGAAGTAGCTGTTTTATCTCCACCAAAATCTAATACTGCAACTGCTGGATCACCAGTAGCTGAATCATTATAAATTAAAGCTCCTCTTGCTGTGAGAGATACACCTACAAATGATAAATCTGCAAAGTCTACTACAGCAGTATCAGTGCTTAAAACTGGTGTTACCGCAGCTAAAGCTTTGCCACCACTGGTGTAACCAGATGGTGAAGATACTTGGTTATCCGAAGTAAAAGAAGTTGTTGATTTACCTAAAGTAGCACTTGAAGTATACATTGATAATTTAAAAGTGTTTCCGCCAGGATTTGTAAAATTATGCACGCCTTTTAAAACATCTGTTTTAAAGACATTACATACTGCACTTGTTGTTATTGCCATTTTTTCTCCTTTAAGTTATGGGGATGGTGATTGCACTGGCAATCTCATAACCCCGTCATCATAATCAGCACGTCTACGTTTACCCATTTGTGTAAGCATAAATGTCTGTATATTTTCATTATACTTATCCAAATACAGTTTGTACATATCCATAGGGCCTTTTAAATAACTAAAACACTCAACTAACACTCCATATAACAATAAATTTTCTGCATGTTGTGATAAAAATGTGCTTTGTGTAGATGTAAAATGTTGAGGATCTCTTATGTAATTCATTTGTATTTCATATGCTTGATCAGGTATTGGTGCAAACACAATATTCTTATCATCCCAATTTGCATAGTATTTAGGTTGTCCTGTAGAATCACCTGGATTAAATTCAGCTATAAAAGATGTGTCTCTTTTTTCTAAAAAATCTCTTGTGCTGCTATTTATAATTTGCACAGATCGAATACTTATACAATCATCTGGCACGTTTAAGTATCTTGCGGTGCCTGTAACTGCAGTCACATATTCTCTTATGTCATCATAATCTACTTTATTAGCAATATCTAACTCTGTGTTTCTTATAAACTGATCAATTAAACTATCTGTTAAAACATTCGAGTCTACTTCAGTGTAGTTTCTTATCTGTGTCAAGAAAGCTGAATGAGTAATTGTCATGAGATCACCACAGTAAAATTAGTGCCAACAGATACTGTTGCTTCAACAGCTGTAAGTTTAGTACCTAAAATATTATCACTTTGTGCTACAGTCATACTTGTACCACCAATACCACTGTCTCCGTTTTCTGCAAAAAAACCACTGGTTATAAATAATAAAAATTCTTTTTGGTTTTCTGGTGGTCTAGGTCTAGCATTAGCTAATGCTATCGGGTCAGCTGTAATATGTTTCTTTTTTATTTGTGGGTGTTTAGGCTCAAACTCAGATTTATGCACAAAAGACCCATTCCATTCTTTAACCATTTCCTTATATGGAAAAGCCATACCCGATCTATCAGATATTGCTTTTGCGTATTTACCTCTTGCGTAAGCCATTATGCACCTTGTGGGTAATAGTTTTGCGGAGTAATATAAACAGAAGTTCTTTGACCATCCTCTGTTAACGCTCTTTGTAATTCATCTTCGTACACTAATTTAGTAGTTTGCACTAACTGTGGAGCTCTCTTCATAGAGAGATAATATGCAAGACCTGCAACCATACAGGGTATAAATCGAAATACCACGTCTGCTTGATTAGTATATGCACCTGCATCTTCAATCCTTTTTAAATAATAATACTTTACATATTTATATGTAGAAGCATCTGGTGTCTGATACAAGGTTATTTTTGGTGTGGTTTGTCTGTCAATATAATACTGACTAGGTTGTCCTTGCGATCCTTTATTAGGTAATGCAGCATATTCACTTCTACTAATTTTAGTCAAGGATACATCATTAGTAGTAGATGATGTACCTGTTGTAGTAGATACATAAGCTTCTAAAATATCATTAGCATTTGATGGTGCATCATATACAGAAGTACCAGCTGTTAAAAGCTGTTCTTTTAATTCTACTTTCCACAAGTGTACACCTCTGTTGCCCCATTCAGAAAACAATATATTTAAACTTCTTCTTGCAGATTTTAAATCATAGCCAGAGTTTGTGCGCATACCACATCTCTCGTATGCCTCTTGTATAATGTCGTCTATATTTAAATCAAAGGTAGTTGTCCCTGATGTTGCCATTACTTAACACCTGAAAATTTAATACCTCTTATTGCAGCTCTACCACCTCTTGCTATACCACCTTCTGCCTTACCTTTTATAATTAAATTAACCCCATATCTTTTTAACCTTATGTCTTTTTCTGCTTTTTTTACATCAGATGCTGTAATTCTTTTTCCTGCTGCTTTTTTCGTTGCTTCCTTATATGCGTCTTTCCTTAATGAAGTGCCACCCTTAGCTTTTCTATTTTTCTTAGCTTCTCTTTCTATGATTTTACTAAGAGTGTTTGGGCCTGATGTAGCGTCTGGATCATAACCAAGTTTATCTAGTTGCTTTTTCATTCTTCTTTCATTTAACTTAGTTTTTACTTTCATACCAAGTTTTTTAGCACCTTTAATTAATGTACCTACTCCAGCTTTTTGCATAATACTTCCTTTATGTTTTAGATATACTTCTTGGGTCTTTACCAGGTCTCATTGCAGCTCTACCAAAACCACTTGCAGAACCACCACCAGACATTCTTAACATACCACCACGTTTCTTGTAGCCCATTTTGTTTCTTACAGCAGTAGGTAATTTACGTAAGCCTCTACCTTTAGCACCTGCAGGAGGTGTTTTTAAACCCCTTGTAGTTTTATCGGACTGCATTTCATCTATTTTTATAGAACCTCCTCTTTTTTTCTTAGGAAATACTTTTTTGCCTTTATCACGATACTCTTTAAGATAACCAGCCTCCTCTACTTCATCTTGTCTTCTTTTAATTTTTTTAAAACTATCCCCCATTCTTTTTCTTAATTCACCTTTTAATGCTGGTAATTTAATTTTACCCTCATCGAATTTTTTTACTAAATCAGTTGCTTTCTCAGATAAAAAATCGGCTTTTGGGCCCTTTATTTTACTAAATAAAACATCAAAAGCATCTTTACCTGCTTTTGCACCTGCTTTTGCTATTGCAAATTTACCTTTGACAGCTTTCGTTACTTTACCACCTTTAACAAAAGCACCTAAAGTGTCGTAAGGAGGAAGATTTAGTTTAAAATCTTTTTTTACTGGTCTTTTAACTTCTTTTTTAGGACCTTGTGTTCCTTTTGTTCCTAAGTTAAGTCCTGCACCTGCTCTAATTTTATTAGGGTCTTTTAAACCAGGATTTAAAGCCATAAGTTTTGCAACAGTTGTTCCAGATTTTTTTGCTATACCTGATAAGGTATCACCCTTTTGAATTTTGTATGAACCTTTAGTTCTTGGATATACACCTGTTGCTTTTTTTGTCTTAGTTATATTTGCACCAAACCTATCTCCAACTTTTGCTGTGCTTTGTTTTTTGGATCTGTAAGGATTACCAGATGTGTCCATACCTGCTGGTGTAGTATTTCTGTCAAACATAGCTTTTCTTTTAGCTGCCTTTTTTTCTTTTACAGATTTCTGTGTCATTATTTTACCAGTAACAGTATTGGCTCCACCTCTACCTCTAGTTCCCTCTGGCTTAACACCCTGTGTTTTTAGATATTCTAAAACTTCTTGTATTTTCATAGCTTTCTCCTAGTTAATATCAATCATACCACCATAGTATTTCTTTGTAAACGTACTCACGTTTGTTGGTTTACCACCAACTCCTTGAGCTTTAGCTCTTTTTCTTTTAACTGCACTTTTTCTTTGACCTTCGGACATTCTTCTAGCTTTTGCTAAAGGAACGCATTTAGGATATTTTCTTTTTGCATCTGCTTTTTGTTTACTTCTACCACATGGTGCAAATGAACCATCAGCTCTTTTACTACCTATATCAACCCACTTTTGATTAAACCACTCTGTAAGTCCACCCTTTTTTTTCTTTAATGGTTTAACTCCTTGTTTCTTATTATATGCTTTTACTGCCTTATCAAAATCTTTTTGATTTTTAAATCCTTCAATCCTACCTAACATTGGATGTATAAAAAAAGCTTTTCCTGTTTTTTTATCAACAGGCATTAGTCAAGCATACCTTTATAATAATCAACTGTAGATGGGTTTGTCTCGCTATATTCATCTTTTATGTAAGAACCAGATACAAAACCTCCAGAGCGCATACCTTCTGCTTCATTGTCTTGATTAAAACCATAATCCATATTCTGTTGTTTTTCCATAGCTCCTTGTTCAGCTTGAGCTCTACCAGCTCTTTTGCCTTGTTTTTTCATCATGTTCATAATTGCTGCTGTTCCTAACAATCCAAGAACTGCACCCTTTGGTTTCTTAGTTAATCTGTTACCCATAATTGCTCCTTTATTAGCTTTTCTAATTCTTCTTGCAGCAGCACCTGTACCACCTCCACCAGATGGTTTAGGTCCTTTAAAATCTTTTCTTCTTACACCCCTGTCATCTTTTGCTTTACCTGCACATATTTTTGAAGCATACGCATTAGCATATGCACTGGGATAAACCTTAAATTTTCTTTTAGCAGCTGCTTTTCCTCTCGGACATAATTTAGTCATAAGACCTCCTTTTATTATTATAAAGTAGTGCAGTCATCGTGTAAATAACCTGCTCTTTGATTTGTTTTTGTTACCTTGTACTATTCTTACTCTTTTCTTTTTTATAAATTTTCTTTTTTGAGGACCTTTGGTTATTTGTTGCCTCATACTACCTCTACCTATAGCCATTATCGTAACCTATACCTAGTTTTGCCTTCTTTGTTTTTATAAGCTTCTTTATATTCGAATCTATTTTCATCAGTGCTGTAGGAAACGTGTACCCATCCAGAGTGAGGATCTTTTTCTGGATTGTGAAACTCTAATATTAATTGATCATACTTTAAATTAGAGTGTATCCAATCACTTAATTCTAAATTGCCCACTTCTAAAACTTCGATGTCCGCTGCTTGACCTTGTACGTGTTGGGAGGTTATACTTCCTCCAATCTTAAGATTAAGTTCTGCACATCTAAACCCAGAACTAATAATCATAGGCTTCATAAAATAATCTCTTACTGGCTGTAAAACACTTACACATAAATTACGTAAATTAAATATTTGTTTATCACTAGGTGTATTATCAATATTATGTCTTATAGCCGTTTGCGACCTAGTAAACTCGTGTAAGCTAAAATTATCAGAAAGTTTCATGTTAATACATTTTCGTTTTTTTAGTTCTACCTAATTTAGTAGGAACTGTTACAGAACCACCTTTTTTTAATGCCTGTATTATATATTTACGACCTTGTTTATATTTAGGCATTTTAGAAACTGGAGGTTTATACCCTTTAGGAAAAACAGGAACTAAATTAATACCTTCTTTTCTAAATTTTACTTTTGAATTAAAAGGCATTATTTTATTTGCTAACTCTTTACCTTCATCTACTTTACCACCTTTATTTAAATTTATTCTTTTTCTTGATTTAAAAAGGCTCTTGGGAGTAGACTTTTCCATTTCTCTTGGTTTAAAAAGGTCTCTGGGATTAGACTTTTCTATTTTTCTTGGCCTATAAGGTCCTGTAATTGGTTTTGCAGGTGCCTTTTGCTTTCGACCTTGAGGTCTGTAAGGTTCTGCTATTGGTTTTGGTTTACTTTTAGATATTGGTTTAGCCCTTTCTCTTATTAAACCACCATCATCAAATAACCCTGATAATAAATTAGTTATATCAGGAGCAGCCTCAACAAGAGTTGATGATGTTAATAAATCTCTTTTATACTTAGCAAGTTTTTGTTCTGCTTTAGTTAATACTTTATTTTTTTTCTTTGGCATTTAACACTTCCATCTTCTTCTCGCTTGTCTTAATCGAGAGTTAGGATTTTTAGCTGCTTTAGGAAATTGTTTCATTTGACCAGCACTTCTTGCACAAAATGACTTACGTCTTTTTGCAGCTTTACTTCCTGGTTTAACTTTTCCTGTAACAGCTGTTTGTAATTTAGATCCAGGGTTTTTTCTTCTGTAAGCAGCAACACCTGCTTTAGTCATACCTGCACCAGCTTTAGTTGGTCTAAAGTTTTTCTTGTTTCGGGGAGGCATGCCTCCCCTTTTTAAACCAATCAAATCTGCTGTGTAATTATCCATTATCTGTATCAGCTGTAATCGGTGTTACAAATACTGTAACAGAGGTTACGTTACTAATAGTCAAGTGCATATCCGTTTTAAATAGTATACCATCCAAAGGCATATCCACTTGATATTGGTCAGCTGCACTTCCAGCAGGAGTAGCAATTACTAATTTTTGTGTACCACTAGCTCCTCCATCTTTAAAAGTTAAAGTGCCAGCTGAAGCATGACCTACATAATAGATAGATAGCAAACGTGTTCTACCAGACTGAATAGTACCAGTTGAGGTAAGCGTTTTTGCTCCTATATCTGAATTCATTGTGTACCTCTATATTATGCAAAGTTTGTGTTTTGTTGATACAAAATAGTAATTCTTACTTCACCTGCATTAGTAGCAGCAGAATTAGTAAAATTAAGTCTTTGATCAGAAGTTCCAATATCTTCCCAAGCTAAAGCTCCACCAGATACAGTAGTAGGATATTGTCTACCAGCAGTTGTTCCTATAGTGTGTGCATTTACTAATGCAGTAGCTGACCCACCAACAAAACCAACACTAATATTAGTAGATGTATTTGCTGCTGTGATAATATCAAAAACACAATCAATTATTTGTGAATTAGCAGGAATAATTACATCTGATGCTACAGCCGCAAGTGCTCCTCCTGATAGATCAACTGCATGACTTTGTGCCATTACAACTTGACCTGTGTTTTTCATATTTGTTCCTACAGTGGTACCAGTAGTTTCTTTAATTGTTCCTGCTTTAATAGGACCTGAAAAAGTTGTTGTTCCCATAATTTTCTCCTAGTTGTAGATATAGTTTTCTAGGTTATCTGCCAAGCCAGTCTATATCAATTATTATATTTCTTGGTAAATAAATTGTAACATAAAAAAAGGGGCCTCGTAAGCCCCTTCTTTTAGTTTATTAAGGAGAAATTTTAAGCTGCACCAGGTGAGCCAAAAATACCTCTAGGATCGGAGAATCCAAATGAATATCTCTCTCTTGCTTTAAATCTTACATTACCAGTATCAAAGTCTCCTTCAATTGCTGTTTTAATTGGTGCTCTAACAAATTGTTTTAGTCCGTTTGGAGCATCAGTCATAATGAAGAAAGCATCAGTATCAGTTAAATAATGATTTATTCTATAACCTTGTGGAATCATTCCCATTGAAGCCATAGCATTAATATCATTGTCAGCTGTACCTACTCTTTGTGGAGATCTTAAAATTCTCTCAGCTGTAAATTGTAATTCTTTTGGAATTATCATCTTTACACCTTGCATTGCAATTTTAAGTCCTCTCTCATCTACGAAAGCAGAAATATCAATTAATGATTGCTCAAGAGATGTTTCGGATAAGTCAGCAGCTGTTGCTAGTTCGTTAGCAAAAGTGCCTCCGCTTGATAGTGGATGTTGGTCGTGACATAAAGCAACACCATCTCCACCTGCGAAATTATTATCAAAAGCATTGTTTAACACGTTAGCAGCTTTTACTTGCTTAGTGTTTGCCATTGATCTAGCTAATGCTCTAGTATAACGACCTGCTAATCTATCGTACAGATTATCTTCAATTGCTTCTTCAGTGATAGCAAATGCCATAGCAATAGTCTCATGTGTATACCTTGCGGTAAATGATTCATTTGCTTGGTCAAAGGTTACTGCTGCACCCTCAGTCTTTGTAGGTGCTGAACCAAAACCTGTTAGCATTACTTCTTCTTCAAAAGCTCTGTCTGATGCTTCTGCAGTAAAGATTTCTGCATGTTCGTTTTCATATCTTGCATATTCTAAGCCAAAGAGAGCATTCAAACCAGGCTCTAATTCTTTGACAAGTTGTGATCTTGAAATAGCCATAATTTACCCCCTTTAACCTGCTATACCAGTGGTTGCAGTCTTGTAGTAATGATTATTTATACGAACTAAAACATTGGTATTAGCTACTGAAGAATCAGAATTGTTTACATCTTGACTAATATCAATAACTTGTACCGGTAAAGCTGCGGTAGTAGCTTTTGTGGAATGGTCAAGTTCAACTTGAGATATTCCAGTTGTAGTACTACCACTACCAGTTACATTAAAGTTTGCAAAAATATCAGCTACAGGAAAAGCCCCATCACTGTTCATTAAAAAAATTGTCATTGGATCATCAATAACGTTAGCAATAATATCTGAAGCAGCTGTGCTTGCAGGATAAAAATTACTAAAAGTTGGTTTGTTTGTTGTTGGATCAGTAAAAAAACATCCGTTAAACACACCGACAACTGCGTCACCCCCACTATTACTTGTAGGATCAAATCTTTGAATACCTCCAGTAGTGACTGGGATTACCAAATCACCTTGAAAAATATTCACCGCATAACCTGACGCAATTCGGTATCTATTCTGGGCATTATTCCACGGAGCACCACTCAACGATCTGTATGGTCTAAGACCAAATTTATCTGCTACGTTTGCCATAATAAAACTCCTTTATTGGCGTTAAAAATACGATGGTATTCAGTTAAGACTTTCTACCACCACCAAAAGATACACGAGTCTGTCTGTCAATATTGACAGGCATCTCTGGTCGTTGTTCCCTAAGAATGTCATTGTCAACGGCTTTAACTTGATCAGCTGTTATTTTTCTAAAATACTCTCTGCGTTCCATAACTACTTCTTCGGGTATCCTTGCCAACACAAGGCCACCAACCCCGATTAACCCCTGATATTGACCTTCTTGTATCACTGGATAATCATGATCGCCAAGCTGATTTTTAACTTCTTCAGCTCTGACGAACTCCCAACCTTCTCTTAGTTTTTTAGATACGTTACCCGTATCCATAAAACCAACACTTTCGGTTCTTATCCAACGATGCTTAAAGCCTTGTGGTGCAGGCGGTGCATCCAGACTTGACGGAGGAGTCCAAGATTTTTTTCTTTCCACTCTTTCACTTGAACTGCGTAAAGTTCTATTCTTTTTTTCCATAATACTAATTCTCCTTTACGTGTTTTGCGTATTCTTCTAATGGCACCCCTAATCTTCTTGCAATAGCTTGCTGTGACTTGGTGAGTTTCACAGTTCTGCGACCCTGTTGTTTACGCCCTGCAGAGGCGACAGTTTGGATCGGTCTTTCACTGGCGAACTTATTAGGAAAATACCCTCTAAGTTTGTTATCTATTTCAGTATAGTACTCATCGGACTCTGGGTCAAACCCCTGAGTGACTAAATCTTCATGAATTGCGAAAGCAGCATTTGTCATAACCTTGTCTTTTTGAAACCAGTCGTTTCTTGACATCCAGTCTTTTGTTTTTTCACTAACAACTGGTTGTTGAGGTTGAGGCATAGCTTGTTCTTGTTCTGCTGCCGTTTTTTCTTGTGCTGCTTCTTCTTCTAACTGTAATTTTCGTACTCTTGCTTTTTCTTTCTCTACTGCCAAGGATGATAGTTTTTGATTAGCTTCTGCTATTTTATCTGTATCTTGGCTATCAAGAGCATTCTTAAGAAATGCTTTCGTTTGATTAGTTTCTATATCAACTCTTGCTTCATATTCATCTACAAAATTTTTATCTGTAGATTTTAATTCTTCCATAGTTTTTGAATATTTAGATTGCACCCCTTTTGCATAATCTAGAGCTGCTTTTTCTTTTCTTTCAGCCTCTCTTAATTTTCTTGTAAGTTGATTAATTCTCTTTTGCACTCCTTGAGAATATTCTTGTAGATCATCTTGTTTAGTTTCTGTTTTAACTACTTCAGCTTTTTCATCAGCTTTAATAGGATCTGTATAACCTAAATCGACTGATTCAACTTTTGGCTCTGTGTCCTCTTGAGATTTTGATTCTGCAACTTGCACTTCTTGTTCTTGAAAACCATCAGTGTCTAGTTCTACTTGTTGTTGTTCTGCCATAACTACTCCTTAAAATAGTGCGAGGATGTCCTCGGGTTTTTTTATTGTTGCTATAATTTCATCATCGTTTAATATACGATGCTCTCCATAGTTTGTTTTGAATCTTGCTCCTGCATACCTTCCATAAATTACAAACTGTCCTTCTTTGCACCATGGTCCTTCTGGAAACTTATCTTTGTCTTTATAACAAAGCTCTCCCATCTTTACCACTAATCCAACTACAGTTGTAATCTCTTTTGTTTCTTGAGTCTTGTCTGTAAGTATAATACCGCCATCAGTTTTTGCTTTACCTGTCCATGGTCGAACAAGTATTCTATAGCCAACTGGGTCTGGCACTGTGTCTAAATATTTTTTTGTTTCTTCTTTACCTTGAGGGACTTTTACTTCTGATCTTCTTTTTAAGTTTAACATAGTCATAAATTTTCTTCCTTTTTTAGCAGGTCATTAATATCCTGAAGCAATGTTTCTAACGCATTGATCTTACCTCTAGCATATTGCAAGTTCTCCATTGTGTCTACACCATAAATGCAATCTTCTTTATATCTTGATATGCTATCTTTAATTTTAGATCTTAAAACTTGTAAAGTATCAATATCGTACATTATTAAATATATTTAAATTACGAAAAAGCCATCTCCATATTGAAGAACGTACCACAGATACAACTGTAAATATCAATGCAATACCTAAACTATCAAGCATAGATGGATAAAGATCAAATAAAGGAAAGATAAAAATTTGTATTAAGATAGCTAACAAAAAACCACTACCTACATCAATTATACTTTGAGCAAAATCTTTTTTCATTTCTTTAGTATCTTTGTATCAGTTTTTTTCAACTTGTCAAACGATCTGAGGCCTCCGAGGCCTAGGAGGCCGAGCAAAAGCGGCATCATGACCGACATATCAGCTTGAGGAATATTAATTCCAAACCCTGCACAAATCGGTGAAATCATATAATTAACCATTAAGGATATGCTACATACCCAACCTACAAGGGGTCGCCACGATGATTGAAACCAATTACCTTTTGCTTCTTCGGTGTTGAGTTTTATTTGAGCCAGAGCCAACTCTTGTGCATGTTTTTCTGCCATAGTCGATATTTCATGACTTAATTGAGCTGCTTTATCTTTATCTCTAACAAATTTTCCAATCAGTTTCGTTGCTGGTCCTATCAATGCAGTAAGTGCCATTATTTAACTCCTATAAATTTTTTACCTTTAATTTGAATATCTTTTATACCTTTTATGTCACTCATACCCACACCATTCTCTCTATGAGGACAACCTGGTTTTTTTATCATTATCATAACACCAAGATTAAAACCAATACCTTGAGGTGTTGGTCCTTTTTTAGGTGGTGGTCCAAATTTTTTACCCTTCACTTTTAGCCTCTTCGTTTTCAATTTTACGTTCTGTTAAATCTAACTTTTCATCAGCCACTCTTATTCTTTCTTGTGAGGCTGCTTCATTATCTTCTCTAATCATTTTATCTAAATCTAATCTTTTTTCAAACTCATCCATTTTTCTCATTAGATCAGCATTATTTTGAGCAGCTCTGTTTTGAACATCCATTGCTTTGATATCTAATTCTCTACCTTTAAGTGCTACTAATGGATCTGGCTTAGTTCCACCTTGCTCCCCTTCTGTAAATAAGTTAGTTAGGACTGCAATTTGTTCTGCTATCATACTTTCTGTTTCTGCTAAATAAGATTGTGGATCTCTTTGTTCTAGTGCAACTAAATCTGGTCTATTTGTTTTAACTTCAATTAAAACTTGTGCTCTAGCTTTATAACTTATGTGTTCTTGAACATGTGCTGTTAATAATGCGTGCACCATAGGATTAGCTTGTACCATTCTAGTCTTCATAAAAGCCACGTGTGATGCGATATGTGCATCATGGTTTTGAAAATAAAAAGCAGTAGGTATTTCCATACGTAAAGCACCAGCATTTTCTACTCCAGGGTCTCTAGGTGTAGGTTTTACCTCTGGTTTTAGTAATTTATCAATTTCTTTTGTGCCCATAGCTTCATAAACACGTCTGTAAGCTTCTCTTATATTGTGAAGTTGTGGATTTGACTGTGCAACTTGTAATTGTTGGCTTGCAAGAGTAATTCTTTGCGATAAACTAAAAATATTTGGGTCTGCAACTGGTATAATGTCAACTTCGGGACCAAAATCAGCTGCTTTTATTGTATTATCAGCACCAACTACTTGATATGGGTACACTGGAGGCAAATAAGTGCCAAAAACTTTGGCTAAAAGCTTAAATTCTAACCTCATCGCATAGTAACAACGCTTATGAATAGCGGACATCACCCTAGAACCACGTTCTAAAAGTGCTAATGTGGTGCCAACAGCTCTATTTTGCTTATCTTCACCTGTTTGCATGTCCATAACACCAGCAAATTTTTGACCAGCTTGTACAACAAAGCCTAAAAGTTGAAATAATGTGTTACTTGGCTCTTTAAATGGTAACATCATAAACTGATCTTTTATGTTTCCACCTGGTGCGTCAACATCTCTAAACTCTCCGGGTTGAAATGGTTGTTCATCATCACGAACACGTATACCTCTTGACTTAAAACCAGCAGGTAAGTTTGATAATGTACCTGCATCTAGTAATTGTCTTAATGCAGCGGTTGCTGATTTTGATAAACCACCAATCATGTGTATTAAACCAAACCCATAAAAACCCAAACCAGGTAAAAACTTATAATGAACAAAATAATCTATTCTTTTCATTAATTGATCATCAGGTCTGTAGTTTCTATAAATAGAAAGTATCTCTTGTGATCCTTCGTCTATAGTAACTATGTGTGGAACTTTAATATTTTTTTCATCATTATCTATATCTTCAAACTCTTCCAAATCTAAATCAACGTGCATCTCTAAAATATTTAATTGGTAGTCAGTTGAGTTATCTGCTTCAGTAACTCCTTCTAGTTCATTATACTTATCTTGCACTTCATCATTTTTTGCTAGACTAGGAAGTATGTCTACATCTCTATAAAAACCAGCTTGTTGTTTTTTTAGCACTTCATTTTCTGACATTTTTATAACATGTGTTATTCTTTCACAATCTTTTAAATCTGTTGCATAATAAGGAACCACTAAATCTTCAGCAGGTATAAATTTTGATACAGCTCTTTGCATCACTTCATCATAATAAACTTTTTTAAAAGAAGAGCCTGCAAGAGGTAGATAAAATAAAAGTTGATCAAAGTCTGGTGTATACTCTTCCATTTCTTCAGTCAACATATAGTTCATAAACTCTTTTACTCTTTGAGCTTGTGCTTCTTTTTGCTCATCATCAGCCCCCACTACTTGAGTTCTTACTGGACCTTGAGCAGGTAAAAGTTCTTTATATGCTTGTGCTTGAAACTGCGTTACAGATTCTGCAAGTAAAGGATGAGTTACAGAGGATGCTCCAGAAAATGGTCTTGACTCATCAGTATATTTAAAACCTAATAAATCTAATCCTGATATATAACCTTTTTCCCAATCACTTCTTGAGTCTCTATCTTTTCTGTAATCAGCAATAAGACCAGAGGCTAATCTTCCCAAAATAGTTTCATCCATATCTTCTGCGAGATTACCAAAAAAATCTTGACCCTGTTCTTCAAGTAAAGGCTCTTCTTCTCCCTCACGTATTATATCTATATCTATTTCTTCAGATCCAGGTAACTGTTCAGGTAAACCTTCAGGCTCTTCAGTTACTGTTGTTTCTTCTATGTCTTGTTCTGTTACTTCATCTACCATATCATGATAACCTTGTTTTTTTATTTTTAATTTCTTTTTTAGGTGGACACACTACAAACTTTCCAGTTTTTGCTCCTACTGTCTCTTTAGCTTTTTTTCTTACTGCCCTTGATATTGAACCACCAGGTATTGGATACATAGGACCTTTTTGTAAATCAGATATTCGTAACTTTCTATTTCTAGATTCAACTCCTGATAACATATCAGGTGCAGATATTTTAGGGAGCTTTTTTTTCTTAAGCAGCTCCTGTGCAAGTGATAATCTAGCTAAGTTTTTTTGAACTTTTTTTGACATATGTAAATACTACCATTTAAATAGATTAACTGCTAGTCCCCCTCTTTTATAAGTCTTGATAGGCATTTTAGCAAAGCCAGGTTTTATTTTTATTGCAAAAACTGTAAAGTAATCATCTGGCTCGTGAAGGACTGTTTCACCTCTTTTTTTTCTAATAACCATTTGTGCGTTATCTCTTAAATTACCTTGCTCACCACCAAAATGACCGCCTTTATAAGGCAAGTTTTTCAAATTATCAACTCCTAAATTTCTTAACTCCTCTTGAGTCATAGAACCAACATGCTCTTTAAAATCTGTTTCTTTGCCTGTTAGTTTATCAATAGTTTTTTGTTCTTTGTTTGCAATAAATTTAACTTCATCATTAGGATTAGATTTATACACCCTCACTTGTCTAACTTCTGTGCCGTGTTCTTCTGCAAACTTTTTTAAGAAACTAGGAAGAGTTGCACCTTGTGCACTTGCTGGTCTACTTAAAGTTCTAGTTTGCCCTTGTTGAGAACTGTTGCTTGATAAGTTAAAAAAGTCTGTTGCTCTACCCCCTTTTCTTAAATCTCCTCTACCTGCAGCATTACCATAAAATTCTAAATTGCCAAGTAAATTAGCTCCAGTTCTTGTATGATGTCCAACTTCATAAGGAACAATACCAACCCATTGAACATCTTCTCTAGCTGCTTTTTTAATTAAATGTTTTAAAACTAAAGGACCCCATACTTCTTTATCCATTAATGGAACATAGTCTACTTCAGTCATTTGTCTTTGTGTGTTTTGTGTAGGAATTAGTTCTCGTAAAGTATTAAATCTTTCTGAAAGTTTTTGAAAGTTTTTAATATCTTCTGGAGTTCTTGATAAACCTTTATCTACGTTTTCTCTCATTTCCTCTACTAAAGTAAGAAGTCTGTCATTGTAAGTAGCAGAAGTAATGGTGTTTAAGTTAAACATATTTTTACGCATTTCTTCTTCTTTAAAAACATATCTATCACCAAAATCTTTGCTAGGTTTTGTATACAAATCTGCATATGCTGTAGGAGACATGTTAGATAATTCTTGATCTAATTTGGTATCACCTATTCTAGGTGCTCCACTTGCAGTGGTTTGTAAATCTCTTAATTGTCTATAATGAGCTCTAGCTAATTTTTGTTTTCTTTCCTTAAATTTTTTTTGAGCTCCTTGTTGTTTATCACTTTGTGCTTCATCTAATAACATTATTTTAGGATGTTCTGTTCCTGCAGGTTTATTTGATAAAGGAGCTTCGTGATCTACCGCATCTACAAATCTTGTGTGATAACGGACATGAGCAATTTGTGCATTTTCTGTTTTTCCATCAGGTCCTTTTAAAAAATGCCTTGGACTCATTCTCATACTACCTGGTAATGTTTTTAAACCTTTTTCATTTATAACTAATGTGTCTTCTTCATATTTAAATCCACCTAAAGTTCTGTACACTCTATCTAATGGATACTGTGTTACTGAAGATGTTCTTTTCCCTAATCCCCCTGTCAAAGGATTTAAAATATTTGTAGCTGTGTCATCTCTGTCAAAAACATCTTTTGCAGGAGACAAATTGTGAAAATTCATATGGACACCTTCTGCAATTTTTAAACTGTTTATTTGTTCTTTTGGTCCAACTTCTTTTAACAGTTCTACAAACTTATCGTTTTTAGGACTTCTAAATTCTGGCTTACTTAGTTGTTTAATTGCGTCTTCTGCAAATAAATAAAAAGGTATGTGGTGATTAATATTATTCCAACTATTAGGTACTTTTGGATCATGGTTTGTTGCTGCTTCACTCATATGTTTTATACCAACAGGTCCTATCATTTCTTGATGCTTACCTATAGCTTTACTTTGTTGTAACGCCTGGTGCATTAATCTTATGTATTTATATCTTTCTCTATCAACAGGATTTGCTGCATTGTCTTCTAAGTCAATTAAACGAGCAAGTTTTGTTGTTAATATTCCATCTGGATCTTTTTTCGCACCAATATTTGCATCTGCTTTAAAAACATCATCTAAAAAATTAGCTGCATTTTTATGATGTATGTTGTTATAGTATTTAACAAAATTTGAAGAATAACTTACAACACTAATATTATTTGCGGGTGCTTTTTGTATCAACTCCATTAAAGTAACAGGATCAACTTTTATTTCTCCTGCCTCACCACCTAATTTATTTATATCATCTATGTATTTTAAATATCCGCCAACCAGTTTTACTTCTCTATCAAAGATTGTTTTTTCTTCATCTATAATTTTATTGTATCTTCTTTCTCTTTCTATACCTTGTCTATCTAAAAATTTTTCCTTTAGGATGGGTAAAGTTTTATCATCCTTATCTAATATTTTTTTACCTTTTATGGTCTTAGTTCTTGTTGTTGGCGTAATTCTAAACTCAGCAATATTAGCGTCTTTAAGTTCATCAAGCGTGACTCTTGCTTTTACTCTATTGCCATCTGCTAAATACGTAATTTCTTTAGGAGCCTTAGATGTAAAATAGTCAACCCAAAAACTAACTGGCATGGGTTTGATACCTTTGTAGTCTACAGCTAAATGATTAAATAAAGCAGACCCACCAGGTAAGTCAGCAGTATCAACTTGTCCTCCAAGCGTGAAAGGATTTTCTCGTTCTGCCTTAGCCATCTTTTCTTTATACTCTAAATTTGCTTTTCTAATTTGTTCGGCAATGCTTTGTGTTTTTACAACTTCTGGATCTACAGGAATATCTGTAGTAACAAGTTCTTTACTTGCACTAACTCTTTCTTCTGGTCTTGTGTAAGGTATTTGCAGGGCATCTGGATCTCTTGGTCTTGTAACAGATTTAAAATCTTCTACATAATTTTTTACAAACTTTCCTATTGGCTTTCTAAAAATTATAGAAGCACCGACAGAACCTAATCCTGCTAAAGCACCCAGTCCTAAACCAGAACCTTCTTCTTCCTCAATATAATCACTCATACTTAACCCTTTTTTGGTCTACCTCTTCCTCTTTTCTTTTTAGGAAGACACTCACATATTTTACCGAATAATCTTTTTTTAATTTTATTAAATATATTTTTGATTTTTTGTATCATACAATCCTCAATAATAGTTGTACTCTTTTGGTGGTCTATCTTCGTTATCGACATAATCAGAATATAGTTCCACAAAATTACCTTGTCTATATCGTAGCATAGCTTGTGTCATACTGTCCACATAGTCATCATTTGCACCATGAGGAAAAGCAGCACATTCATCTATTACATCATCTGCAAACTTTTCTCCATATGGAAACCATACAGCACCACTTTCAAACATTGGTGATACTGCATTTACTCTTGTAAATTTGTCATTACCTTTTGCAGGAACGAATGGTACAACAGGTATACCCATTCTTCTAAACTCTTGAGTCAATGGTTCTCCACTAGCTTTTTGTTCTATGATCACAGACTCTGGCTCCCAGTATCGGTAATGCTCTAACGCAACAGCTTTGAGTTCTGGAAAATCAAACTTGCCACGAAAAGCATCTAACAAAATTACTTGTGGTCCTCCACCCTCTTCTGGTAAAAAGACACCCCATGTTGTAATCGCACTATAGTCTGCTGTTTCTTTTTTACTAAATGCTGTATCATAACTTTGTATGACATGTACCAAATCAGGTATGCCATCTCTTTTCCAGGGCATCCACCATTCCCGTTTTATAATCGCACCTTCATCGGAAGTTGGTTCTTGCATGTATTGTGCTGACCAGTTTCTAATTGGCACAGAAGACTTGATTGTTTCTAGTTCCTCTAAGTTCCAGTACTCAGGCCAGACTGGGTTGCCAGAAGGCAAAATAGCAGGAAAACTTATCTGGCGCCAGGAATCGGCTTTCGGTTCTGTTTGAGCCTTGAGTAATCTACCAGTTAAATCATCCTCAGCCCATCGTGTCATTACTAAAAGTATCGAGCCTCCAGGTTGTAATCTTTGTCTGGGTCCTGATGTGTACCAATCATATGCACGTTCCATAGCAACATCAGACATAGAATCTTGTTCCGTGTGTGGATCATCAATAATCAATAAATCTGCACCACGACCCGTGATTGACGCACCAACACCAGCTGCATAATATTCTCCACCTTTGTTTGTTTCCCATCTACCTTTTGCTTTTGAGTCTTCTCTTAATTTAACATCCCCGAAAATTTGTTTGTACTCTGGTGAGTCTATGATGTTACGCACTTTACTCCCGAACCTTACTGCCAGTTCAGTATTATGAGACACTTGCATAATTTTCATTTTTGGATACTTACCAATAATCCAAGCAGGGAAGTACACGGATGCAAACTCAGACTTAGTATGTCTAGGAGGCATATTTATTATGAGCCTCCCTTTTTTTTCTTTAGCTATGTCAGAAAATTCATTAGCTATAATCTGATGGTGTCCAAATTTTTTAGGATTATTAGTCTTACGATATATGAAATCAGGCCATACCTCCTTAACAAAATATAAAAAATTGTCTTGGCAAAGCTGGACATGTTTAATCCAGAGCCTCTCTACTTCTAATCTTAATTTATCTGTAGTTAGATTTGTAGAGTCCATATCGTTTCAGAATATTGTGCGTGTATAAAACTTGCACACTTTACTGTGTTTGTCAAGCACACCCCCTTGCCCTCTTCGGGAATTGGTAACCTGCAAAGCTACGGCAAATGTCAAAAGAGCCTTGTAAACAACGGCAAAAAAATGGGATTACCAACACAACGGCAATCCCATTAAAAAAGTACTACCTCATATTACCATTTGTAGAAGTAATAATTTGTAATTCTGCTAATGCTTGATGTACTTGTTCTTTTAAATAATTTGTACTTTCTGCATTAGGATAATTTACAAAGGTTTCTATAATTGCTTTTTCTAATGCAGTACAGATAAGCTGATAATTAATTTGCAATTTAGCTTGTTCAATATCCTCTGCATTACTATTTTGAATTATGTTTTCTCTAATTCTATCAATAGAAGTACCATTCACTAAATTATCTTTTAATAAAGAAATAATATCAGTCATTAGTTTACCTCCTCAATATGTTGAGTATGTAAAGTAACAACAGGTCTATCCTTAATTAAATATTTTTCGTGTAATTGTGGATAATCTTTTTTAAATGATTTGACATCAAAATCATCTCTAGTTGTAACAGTCCTTTGAACATATCCTTTCCAACCTTTGATATTCTCTAAATGAATTTCATTAGTTTTAAGGTTATCAAGAATTGATAAAACAATCGCTTTCTTTTTTGCAAATGACTTATTATATTTTTTTCTCTCTTTATCATCAAGAGCTAAATCAATTACTAATTCGCAAATTGCTTTTCCGTCTAATTTAAGTTTTTTATCTTTCAATTTTTCCTCCATTGGTTTTTGATTAATAATTAAACTTATATATAAGTATAAGGATATTATCCGATATAGCAAGGATTATTTTTATTATTTTCAAATTTTTTTTTCATCACAAAACTATCCACAGCCTCGAAGACCACCTGGACAAAGTTCGCTGGCGCTTCTTTAATGGGAAGTGGGAAGTGGGATGCCCAAAACTCTGGTGTGGGAAATGGGAATCCCAGCCCGTGCGATCCGCGGCCAGCTGCGGCCCCTCCTCCGAGCAAAAATGAATCGCAATAATGGGAAGTGGGAAGTGGGAAGTGGGCTAGGTGAAAAAATATAAAAGGGCAAGAGTGCAGACTAAATATAGTCCACACTCTATGAAGAAAGATAAGTAGGCTAACAAATTTGAAAGCCTCCAGATTCACGACAGAAACGCATAAAGTTAATTACATTTTCTTCTGAAAATGGATAACTTGCTTCCCAATCATATTGATTTTGTATATCCTCCCATTGTTGTTTAAATGGTTCTGGATATTTAACAGGTGCTAGTTTTTGTCCTGTCTTATCCCACACAATCTTTTCGAGTTCATTTCTTTTTTTCTCAAGAACTTTATTTTTTGCACTTGCTCGTTTCATCTTCTCTTGATAAAAACCCTCAACTGTTTTTACTCTTTTTGTTTTTAGTTCTTGCTCAAGTCTATCAGCAATTTTTCTAGCTTGTTCTTCGCTTACTTCATAGCCGTCATTGTGATGCCAACTTTTTTGCTCATCTTCTGTGAACTCATTTCCCATTAACTGCAAAACATAATTTGCTAATGGTCTCCACCACCATACATTATTTCTAAAGTAATGACCTGGATTTTCTGTCTCAAACTTTGCCCTTGCTTTAAAATATTCGTCTTTTTCTTTATCGGTTGGTTTTTTATCCCAATCAATACTTGGTTCTTCTCCTTTTAGTTTTGGATTTTGTCCGTATAAATCAAATCCCATTTTTACCTCCATTGGTTAGTTAAAATTAAATTATACTATATATAACGGATAATGCAAACTATTTTTTCATTCAAATGTAGGACAAACAAGAATGTGATTGAACCCAGCCCGTGCTGCGGCCCTGGCCAGCCAGCTTCCAAAAAGAAAAAAGTCCCCGTTCTATGATGGGAACGGGAACGGGATTTGTCAGCTTTGTTGTTTATCTACATCATTTTCAAGATAACTGTGCATAGCTCCAAGCAAGACCATTGTAGCAAAATTACAAGATGGTGCAGTATTATGTGCAAATTGAGTTATAAAGTATTGAGTACCGAAAACAAAATTTGGAGCAGACACATCTTTAGACTTAAGTCTTTTTTTTAACTTCTCCATTTCTTCATTTACTATTTCTAATTGTTTCGGTGTAGATAGCTTTCTTTTTTTTATTTTACGCATCTTCATCTACCTTCGGGAAATGATCAGGAGCTATTCCAAAGTTGTCGTAATACTTTTGGAGTCCTTCCTTGTCCACGATTTCGATACCCTCGTTTCCTTTTACTTTAATGTAACCTCTGTCTTCTAGGTCTTTCATTGCTTGTATGAACATAGGGTCCATCAACATTAATTTTGTTAAGTCGTCCATTTTTTCCTCCATTGTTATTTATATAATACTATATTTAACGGATAAGTCAAACCTTTTTTAACACACCTTCTTGTTTCCAGCTAGTGCAACTCCGTGCGATCCGCGGCCAGACGGCTGCTGGCCCATGTCAGGATGCCCTTTCATCAATAAAACGGGAACGGGAACGGGAAGTGGGACTCTAGAAAATTGCCCATGCTAGTAAAAGCATGAGCACCAGGGCCACGTACCCTGTCAGCTTAGGAGCAAACAGGGCAGCGATAAAAACAAAAATTAAAAAGCCGACCATTAGAACTGCCTAATGAGTACACGACCCTCAGGTAAATTAGCCACCCACGTCTTGCCCTCTAAATCGTCAAAGGTTTTTATATTATTATAATCTTCTTTGAGCTTGTCGAATGTCTCATACTCTGCATAGTCACAGCAAAACGAAACTGGATCATACTCAATGTCCGAGTCCATCTCCTCCTCCCACTCGAAGATTTGCTCCCAAGCCTCATAGCTAAACTGCTTCCAGCGTGAGTGCTGCCGCACCTGCTCCAAAAAATTTTGTTTGTTTAAAGTTATTTTCATAATTCTCTCCATTGGTTATCCTTTATATATATACAGGATTTTACAGGAAGTCAAGCCCTGAAAAAAAATGCTGCCAGATCCACGCCTGGGAAGAAAACCCCAGAAACACGGCTTTTGAGCCAGCGACCATGCGCGCAGCCGGCGGGGACGCATCCTAGCTGGAATCCAGGAAATTAGGTAGTTTGTGGATGACAACGGGCACGGGGATTTGCAGCGCAGCCAGCCCAGGATCATGCAGCACGGGCCTGTAGCCAGATTATAATCTCCTCAACGGGGGTGGGCATTTGGTTGGTGGGAACGGGAACGGGAACTCCGGGCTCACGAATCTCGTATAGTTTGGCAGGTACGTGAAAGAGGGGCCAGTTCAAGATGTATGCAGCTCCACCAGCTTCTCTGTAGTTAAGATGCCAAGAGATTTGATATTTTGATATGTTCAAATTCTTAGCTTGATTAGCTTTCAACTCTAGCCAAAAAGATACACCTACATAACAACAATGAACATCAGGGATTCCGTTGATTGTAGAGCTTTCTATTTTAGTAAAATGTGCCTCAGATTTATCTTTTTGATACAGGTTAAGGTAATTCCAAATTTTTTTTTCAGTTAACCTTTTTAATTTTCTTTTTTTCTGGTGTGACATCTATAATAGTACTCCCATCATCTATCTTTTTTTCTAATTCTTTTAATCTTTTTTCTAATTGTTCTCTACTCATACCTTCAAGAGTACTATGTAAAACTTCTTTTTTTTCTACAAATTGTCCAGCTAATTGACCTGAACGAAACTCTGCTGCTATCGCACCTGTATACTGTCCTTTTGCTTCAGCACCATCACGTAATCTTTCAAAAGTTTTATATCTTCTTAATTTATCTTTTTCATATTTTTCTTGTTCCTTACCAAGTTTGTGTTCAAGGTACCTACATACATGTGGGTTGTAATTTGGATTTGTAAGTTTACTAGCCATAACCATTGCAGCGTCTTTTGTTTTAGTTTTGTAACCAGCTTGTAACAACGCATCAGTTTTTGATATTTGTCCCCACTGGCTAACTAATATATCAATAAACTTTTTTTGCTTAACTGTTAAATCTTCAATTGTTCTTACTTGTTTACTTCGTTGTGGCATATATATCTCTATACAAAAAATATTTATTTTTTATTTTTTTCTGCAAAACAGTCCTCTCTTTTCCCAAAAAACAGGAAAAATTCCCAAAACTTTCCCAAAACTATTTCTCTGTAATACTATGTTTTCTCTTGTTTTTTCCATTTTCCCAAAACTTTTGCCTATTTTACACTTATGTTTTTAAAAAAAAGTTTGTATAGACATATATAGTATTATAGTAAAATTATAAAAAAATACAAAATTTTATTGACTTATCCTGTAAAATCTAATAATTTAAATTAAGTTCGATTCACAAAATCGAGCCTCCATTGGTGTGGGTATCTAATCTTACTCTTTTTTAACATACTGAATATAGTTCAGGTACCCACCATTAACTAACAATCACAGACACCAAAGCAACAGTAACATAACAGTTACTTCCAAGAACAGCTTCTTTTCTACTTAATTTTAATTGTTTTTTCAAAGAACTTTTTTGAGAAACACTACAAGCTTTTTGCCATTTTTTTAAAAGTAAACTATATTTTTTCCATTTTACCTGACTTTGTTTAAAACGTATTTTATTTTTAAGTATAGCTTTTTTGTAAGCAGCTCTTACATCATCAGGATCTAACATAGCCCAATTACAAACCTGGTCAAAATCAGAACAAGCACTCATAATCCAGTTATGTGCAGCTCCTTTTAATACAGCAGACTTTCTGTCAACTCTTTCTATCATAGTATCTTCCAGGGCATTTATAACTACACCTCTCCACATATAATTTTCAGGCATCATATTATCGTGAGACAATAACATTCTTGAAAATCTATATCCTAGTTTTTTTAAAAATTCTGTTGAGGGAGGTTGAAATTGTTGTTTAGTCGCCATTGACAATCTTGAACTTTAAAATATTGTTTTTTCTTTTCCTTGTTCTAGGTTGAAAGATAGCATTGTCAAACTCAGCATCGTAGCCGTGATTGAATTCAAAATCATCTCTATATTTTAAAGAACGCATAACGCCAGTAACGTAGTTATAATCTTCATTGTTAAGATTATCCCTAAGTATTTCTAACGCTATGTAAAAATCTTTTTTGTTTCTGTCAGCCATAAATATCCTAATGATGATAACAAATGATCCATGGCTCGTGTTTCTTGTATCTAATTTAACAAATCAAAATATTTTTTCAACCTCTAATACTATCCCCTTCTTCTTTAGACTTTTGTATCATCTGGTCTTTAAATTTTGTTACACCGACCCTTCTTTGTTTTGCTACAGATTCAATGTAATCGTTTATGAGCATAGTAAGTGTACCTGTAAATTTTCTTTGCTGCAGGAATGATACCCCACGTACTGCGTGATAATCATTTATGTTTAAAGTTATGCTCTTCCATTTAGTTTTGTCCATAATACCTCCTATAGTTAATCGTGACAAAAACACACGTCATCAGACTTATCAAAATCAAATAAATCTAACTGGCTTTTACTTATATCCAACAGCGTTTTGTAATCTGCTCTATCGTGTCGAAAAACAAAACCATCTTTAGATTTATCACCTAATTGTTTCTTTTCTTGGTCTATCCACCATTGTGCTTTCTCTGGATAGTTTTTCATTATATTCATAATGGTGTTCTTACCCTTCAAGAAACATAAATCACAATTACCAAGTGGTGTCTTACCTTTAATACCTGGTAATCGTAAATCAAAGTCACAGTTCTCCCAAAATTTTGCTACATCTCTAACTGTTTTCTTTGCCCCATGTAGAGGTGCTTCACTCTCCCACCTCTCTTTATCTTTTGCTCTTAATAATCTAGCTACCCTATGTGGTTCATCATAACGCAAACCAACATAGTTAAACCAGCTTTTGTGTCCTCTTGCCATCATAAATTCTTTCATAGGTCTTATCTTTAATTCTGATGTGCAATATCTTGTTACTGGATTTGGTAAAAATTTTCTTTTGTTTATTAGTTTATCGTAAGGCTCCCCGTTTCGTGATGCGGAGTTATGGTTTACTTCTACAATCTTTTTCTCTTCATCCCACTCAATCCAATGGATTTTTACATCCCAGTTGACTGCACAATCACGTACAAAATCTAAAGTAGCATCCATTTCTTTACCGGTATTTGCAAAAACTACATAGAGCTGCTCGGGTAGTTTGTCATCAAAATGGTCTAGTATTTCACGTAACATAAAGCCAGAGGTTCGCCCCCCTGAGAAACTTAATAGACCAGGTGTTCGTATGTTATATAAACTCATCTTGTTTTTTTCTATAGATATACTCTATGTGACTAGTATCTTCTCTTATTTTTAACAGCACCATTTTTATTGCAGTTCTTCTGTCAAATAAATTATGTCTATTGCCTTCGCTATCATAAAAATTTATTTTTGTTATATTTCGTATGGTTCTTTTATAATCGTAAGCGGTACTTTTGTTACCTTTTTCATTAATACCACTTACGTTATCTAATTGGTAAGATAAGGCGTCAAACAGTTCTTCTTTAGTTTGACAACGCATACTAACAATTACCTCCCTCACCATGTATGAGATCCATTTCTTTTTGTGCCTCTTCAAAATAATCTTTTACAGCTTGTTTTTGTTCAACTGGCATACCTTCTAACAAACAAACCCTAATGTTCTCATCTCTTAACATCTGGTTCATCGCTTCAGTTTTGGTAATCTTCTTAGCCCTAAACTCTACCATAATTTCTTCTACTTTTTTTTCTGCTAACTCTGTGCAGTAATCAAATAATTTACTCATAATATTCTTCTACCTTTCCTTTGTTTTTTGATTTCATAAAATCTTTACCGAATGCAGCTTCATTTATTTTTTGTATTTGTTTTTTATATTGCACTATTTTATTTTCACACATTTCTATACAAATACCAGCTAAGCCAATCAAAGGACTTTGTTGAGCTTTCGCTATTAAATCCTCCTGTCTTTTTATTTTTTTTAATAGGCTATCTAATCTAGCTTTATTTATGTTAACAACATTACTCATCATGTTTCGTGCTCCGTTATGTTAATAAATTAAATGGGTAGATACCAAACGTGGTCTTCTGAGAATTTATATACCTACCCACCTTTTTCCAAATAAATAAATAAATAAAAGTATGGAGACACTTTTATTTAAGTATGAATTACGCAAGGATAGGGCTTGAAAAATCAATAAAGAGCCCAAACGTAACCCATATACTATATATAAGTGATTTTATCGGATATGTCAATACCCTTACATCGCTTCGCCAAAGTTTTTTCCTAACGCTATATCTACAACACTAGGCACATTTAGATCCATACAGTTCTCCATAGTATTCTTTATTTTTTCTATCTGGCTCTTATTTTCTACATTAAAACATAATTCATCATGTATCTGTAGTATTGGTTGTATGCCTAGCTCTTCTTTACAAGCAACGATTGCTGCTTTAGTTTGATCGGCTGCACTACCCTGTATTAATCTATTTAATGCTTTGTAGGTATAACATCTTTTAATATTGTTTCTACCATACTTTGCTACTGCGTTATCAAATTTTTCTGGTGTGTATACTCCAAAGTCTTTCGGCTCCCACATATTAAATCTACACTTACGACCTTTCTTAGTTCGTATGACACCGGTCTCATTTGCTTTACGCATACAACGATCCGAGAGCTGCTTAACAAAAGGCACCTTATCATTGTATTTGTTTATCAATGCTATTGCCTCATCATACTCAAGACCTAACATGTTCGATAGTTTGTGTTTACCCATACCATACATCAGACCAAGTCCGATGGTCTTTGCTTCCTTACGACCAATACCACATATGTCAGCTACAGTTTGATGAAAGTCAGCATCTGCATTTGCATAAGCTTCAACAAGTTCCTGGCTACCTTCGTACCCTTCACCGATACTACTAGCATAATGTACTACCAGTCTAGGCTCCTGTTGAGAGTAGTCAAAACTACCCCATTCACATTTTTCTTCTGGTAAAAATAACCCTCTTATCAGTGGACCAAAATCTTTGTTTCTAGCAGGTAGTTGTTGTAGGTTAGGGTTTGACATAGATAACCTGCCAGAAACAGTCCCACCATTGTCAGATCGTAGCTGATTAATCTCACCATAAATCCGACCATTGTGTTCGTATTTCATTATACTAGATAAAAATGTATTATGAAACTTATTTATCTCTCTTGTTTGTACAATGAGTTTACTAAATTCATGTGTACTATTTGATAACCAGTTTTGTGTAAAGCTTGGCTCTTTTGACTTTTCTGTTCTAGGATACTCAACACCTAGTTTGTCATACGCCCAGGCTATTTGTCGAGCTGCCCATATGTCTATATCTTTACCAATCATTTTGTTTATCTTATGTAATAAATCTTTTTCTTTTTTTATAAAGTTTTGTCGAAGTAGAGCTGCTTCTTGCACATCTACACGAACACCCTTCCATCTCATATCAATAAGTATAGGTAATAAATCTCTTTCCATTTGCCATACTGTATCTAAACTTTCTTTATTTATTACATGTTTGAAGTGCTGCCATAAAAGATACGTGAGCCGTGCATCTTGCTCAGCGTAATGTCCAACATGTTCAGCTGGCAACTTCCACATCTCAGCCTTCGGATCTACACCAAACATTTTAGCTGCCTCATTTAAATCTGTTTCTGCTTTTATCTCACCAAGATAATCTTTTGCTAAACTGTTTAACCTGTAAGAGTACCTGTTCTCATCAATCAATGCTCCAGCAATCATGGTATCGACAATCTCCCCTTTGACCTCAATACCATGAGCTCGAAGCCATCCCACATCGTAGGGTGCGTTGTGAAATATCTTACGACAAGGCAGCGCACATATCTTTTTCATATAATTAATTACTTGTTCTTTAATTAAATTACCACCTCCATAATGATCCATAGGATAGTAACCCTGCCAACCATCAGTAGCTACAGCAAAACCAACTATCTTACCTTTGTTTAAAGCCCAGCCAGCCCCTAATCCTTCATTAATACCATCATCTCTAGTTTCTAAATCTATTGCGATCTCTTTTGCATAGGTCAAATCCTTATATTCTACTGGTGCAGACCATATATTCTTCTTATAATTAAAAACTAACTGTAAATTAGCCATGAAACCCCCTGTGAGCTTGTGTTTGAAAGTAAAACCCGTTTAAATGACCGCTGAGTGCCTCTAAAAATGTTTTGCTTATGATTCTACCTTGGTTTTTAGCCATAATCTCTCTCTAATATCATTTCTAAGTAATGTATTGCTTTTTTAATATCATCAGCTTTACCTTTACTTTGATGACGACACACATACTTAATTACATTACCTTCTGCAAATAATAACTTATTGTCATTTATAAATTGTGAAGGTTGTATCTTAAAATCCTGGTAGTGACTTCCGCCTTTTTGCCACAAGTCTTTTTTCTCTTTCATGTTCCTCCTTAGTTTTCAATACAAAACCATCTCTAATTAAATCAAACAATTTATTTTCTACTTCTGATTTAGTAGGTCTAGTTTTAAATTCTAATGTTATGTTAATTTTATAACTCATATTACACCAGCATTTTGTAAACCTATTATAGTGCTGATTATTGTATATATCCAAATTATCTCCATTATTTTTTCTCCCTTAAGTAAATTAAATAATCTTCACCTATCGGATAATTATATCTATAATTACTAGATAGTATATGTAAAGTGTCTCTGGCTCTCGTGGCTCCTGTGTAATATACTCTCTTCTCATCACTCTTATCACCTGCATCTTTTTTATTTACGTATGATGCAGGCCAATTTGTTTTACTATACAAAACTACATTGTTAGCTTCACCACCTTTAACACTATGTATCGTATCAATAATTATCTGTGGCTCATCATCTAAACTCTTTTGTCCATAGCGCTGCAATAATCTTATAAAATATTCTGTTTGACTGGGAGTAAAGTTTCTTTGTAGTATTTGCCACCAAGGTTTCGTTGCAGCCTCATCATTTAAATTTAATCCACACCAATCACACAAAGCATCAAAGTCATACTTTTGTGTGTCAGGTAAATCAATCCAAAAACTTAATCTTCTATAACTATGATCTTTTATTTCTCTTATGTATCGCATCATCACTTCAGCATCTTGTTTACTGATCTCCTTACCTTTTGATATTGCAGTCCAAGCTTTGATAGCTCTCCATTGTTTGACATCAAAAGATTTATTACCTCGATTATCAGCAAAATATAAGCCAGCCTCTTTTGCACTTAGTCGTAATTCATTTACAGTAGTGTTTACTCTACCTAATATGTACCAAGTTCCGGGCAGCTCGCCTATTGGTATTTCTGCGAAATTTAAATATCTTTTTACATAGCCATCTTTTTCTAAATGTTCATAATCTTTTTCAATGCTATCTAATATACCTCTTCTAATGATCTGGCTAAAATGATGTATCGCTTCACCAAACCTTCTTGTTTGTCTAAGTATTACTTTACGCCCTGGAAAATATGTTGTGAAATATTTAGGATCACTACCATTAAATTTATATATACCTTGGTCATCATCACCGGCAAGATACACTCGTCTAGCATTTTGTGCTAACTTATACAGCACACTCCATTGTAATGGTGTGAAGTCTTGAGCTTCATCTAATATTAATACCTCTAATTGTGGAAAGTCTACCTCATCAATAGTGCGTTCTATCATATCAGTGAAATCTATAAAGCTGTCTTTTTTGTAATGATTGTAAGTATCTATCTTTCTGAGATAAATATCTAGGCTATCCATTTTGTGCTGCTCTTTTTTATATACTTCTACAGGATCCATCATCATGTTCCGTGACTTGTCATACACACCTAGTGACCAATCTTTATATGTAAAATTGTCATCAGATAATCTTTTGTCAGATGTTTTAATTATGCTAGCTTGTAATGCGTAATCTAACATACAAGCTTTAGGATCAAAAACTTCTTCCTCAAAATATCTTCTACAAAATTTATGTAATGTTTTAAATCTTGCAAAGTCATCTGTGTCATATTGTGGAAAAGCTTTTAATGCTCTATCTACTGCTGTGTTAACTGCTTTGTTTGTAAAAGAAACAAATGCAATATCTATAGGTTTTACACCTCTAGCCAAATGACCTTTTAAAACTCTTTCTACTAGAGTGTGTGTTTTACCAGTACCAGGTGGACCAAATATTTTAATGGTCTTTTGATACAGAGCTCTGTGTCTTTGAAGCTCGGAACTTTTTGTGGTAGTCATCATCCATCTCACTTACATCATCTTTAGGTTTTTGTTTTACTGTTTTATGTTTTACGAACTCAGGCATCTCGACAGTCCATATATTCTTTTCTCCTTCGTGATAATCTATCTTTTTACAATTCAACATACGCAAAGCTATCATTGGATTAGCAAAACTTCTTGTACCACTTTTTTGTAAAAAGTTAGCCAACGTAATCTTTTTAAAATAACATATATTAGTGTTACTATCCAAGACAACGTAACCATCCTTAAGTTTTTCAAACCTATCTTGTTCTATATGACTTTCAAAAAACTTCTTTAGTATTTCATAACGTTCCTCTTCTACACTATCTGCATATCTATGATCTTGACTTTCTACTGATTTTTCTACAATAGCTTTCATTAACATTTCAAATTGACTTGGACCTTTTCTTGGTTTTGGTAATGTCAGCCAGTACACTCTATATCGTAATAATTTCACTCTCCAACTTTTCTCATCTTTCATATCATCAGGGGTAACTGTTATGTGTTGACCTTCGTAATCAAATTCAAACCATACACTTTTTGTGTCCTGAACATAGGTGATGTTTGTAAACTTATCTATGATACCAGGTGTCTCCTCACCTCTACCCAACTTCCTAGTCTTACATAATTCATAATTACATATTGGTTGATACTCATTATGCTTCGGTGGACACTGATAACCATATCCTTCTTTGTGAATACCTTTTGTCATCTGTGCTACTTCTGTGTGAGGTAAAGGATTGGTAAATATTTTTTTATTTCTTTCCTGCATTATCTTTTCAAGTTCTACATAATTTATACCAACTCTTTTTTTCATTTCTAATACGGCAACATTATATAAAAACTGATGTCTCATTTTACCTGCCCAACCATCTTGCACTAACTTTTGTACACAAGGTGGATAGTGTTTCCAATCTCTTTCAACATCATTATCTTGTAATTGAAAATTTAAAAATTCTTTTGGTGCTATAGCTTTTGACTTTACTATTTCTAAAAACTGACCTACCAATACTGGTGTGCCTTGATTATTGTATGCAAACTCCATTGTGCTGTTCATATTGAAGTAAGGCATATTTATAGTTTTATTACACGGAAATACTTCATTACTTAAAAAATACATCTCGTTAAATTCTTGTAACTTTTTTCTCATTACATCTGCTTTTACAAACCCTTTTAAAAATACAAAAAAGTGTAAGCCACCTGATTTTGATAAGACAGGTACAAAGGGTAAATTAAATTTTTGTACTACTTGTATATATTTTTGTGCTGAATAATTTTCATAATCTGTAGGGTCTAGATCAATACAACCCCAAGAACATTCGTCTTCTACTTCTGGTTTTATACCTATTCCATATTTACCATCTAAATGGTCTTTCCATATCTTTGGTGTTACTGGCTCGTGTATCGTGACATATTTTGCTTGTTTCTTACCATTTGTATCACTCTCCCCCGTAAGGGAGAGCTTTACAAATGACTTCTCACCTGTCACAAAAAGCTTGTACAGTTCTTTGTGCATGACTAGAACGGAACTTTGTCTGTACTTTTCTTAGTTGGTTCCCCTTGCTCATCTTCAGATTCAAAATACATATTAAAATCTTTTGCAAAATGAGCAAATTCTCTTGATTGAGCTAAAGTATGAACATTTTTGTTATCGTCAAGATAATCCTCAAACTTTATCTGCCAACCAAAGTATTTATATTTACCTGATTCTTGTCTAGTGACACTCATACGATAAATACATTTATACATAGGTGGTGTAAGTGGTTTACCATCGACTAACAAACTATTACTTTTTAATTTTTGTAACCATTCATTACTTTTCTTTTTCTGCGTTGATTTCATAGTAACCATACCTTGATCAATAACATTTCTATCTTTGTCTAATATTAAGATAAACCAGTTACCTGTATCTTCTACATAGTTACCATTTGGTAAAATATCCTTATTACCATTTCTTGTAAGTCCTAATGGTTTTTCTTTATGAACTGCTACAGGTCTATTGTTACCCTCATCCATTTCTTTCCACTCATTAAAACTTCTTTTGTACATACAAGGAACTGCATAAAAACCTTGCTTTCCATCATATGCTTTTTCACTTGTTTGATTAAACACACAACCTTCAGCAACATCTGTACCTGATACAGTTTTGTCTACACCATCTGGCATATTGCTTGAGTATAATATTTTAATCAAAGGGAGTTTAAATTCATCTTGTGCTGCATCCTCTAAACCCATACCTGCATCTTCTGTCCAATCTACTTTTGCTGGAACTTTATCTTCCTTTACCGCTACTTTATTCATCGTTTTTTCCTTTCTCAATTTTTGTTTCGGTTTTCAAAAATACTTTAAATAAATCATCTTCAAATGGTAAGTTCTTTTCTTTCACTGCTCTTATGTGTGCGTTCAAAGAATTTGCATTTACGGATTCATTTAAAGTTGGAGTGAGTCCTCTCTCTTCTAGCTCAGCTTTCAAAGCTTTCGCTTCATTGTCTTGACCTTTGCTAAAAGGAACAGATAACTCGTTCTTCACTAAAGACCTATGACCCTCATCATTACTTAAATACTGTAAGCATTTTTCTCTTCGGTCGGCTAGTTCTTTATCTTTAAGACAAGCTTTTATAGTAGGTATGTAACCAGTATAAAAACTTTTTATCTTAATCTTATCACCCTTATCAGTAACAAATTCCTGCATACCAATATCTTTCATTTTGGTAGGAATGTCTACTTCTGATAATTGTCTTTGAGTTGCTTTCAGAGCCGCAAGAGCTGACATTAAATCTTCGATAGCCTTTTCATTCTTCAGCATATCTTCAACTAATTGACTTAACTCTTTTAGTTGGTCGTCTCCAAAATTCATTTCGATCTTTACTTCTTCTTGATTCATGTTTTCCTCCATTAAAAATAACAAGTTATATTATTTACTTGTATTGTCAACAAAAAAATCCTATATTTCTAATATGTCACATATATACAAGAGAAAACCTTTAGAACATCAACGAGAAGCGTTAAATAAAAGCTTTGATAAAAAGTATTTTTTATACCTTATGGGTATGGGTACAGGTAAAACAAAAGTGGCTATTGACAATGCAGTATTTTTATTTAACCAGGGCGAAATAGATACTGTATTCATAGTTGTACCTAATAGCATTACACATAACTGGCTAAAAGAAATAGATGTAGATAGTTCTGCAAAAGGTTTTAAATATTTATTTCGTAGAGACACTTTTGATTATCATTTGAAGGATCATATAAATTGGTATGTAATGAATGTTGAAGCTTTATCTCACGCTAGTGGAGTTAAAGTAGCAAAAAAATTAATTGATAAACATGGTGATAGAATGTACATGGTTGTGGATGAATGCACTACCATAAAAAATCACAAAGCTAAAAGAACAAAAAATATAATTAAGATTGCAAAAAATGTAAAATACAAAAGAGGAATGACAGGATCACCTACAGCAAAAAGTCCTCTTGATTTATATAGTCAATGTGAATTTTTAAAAGATGGTTTATTAGGTTTTAGTTCTTACTATTCTTTTCAAGCTCGATATGCAAAACTAAGACCTCTTACTCGAGAAGGATTTAGACAAGCTATGATACCATATGATTACCAAAACTTAGCTGAGTTGTTTAATAAAGTAAAACCTTTTTCATATAGAAAGATAAAAGAGGAGTGTTTAGATTTACCACCAAAGATACACACGAGAAGAGAACTAAGTATGTCAACACAACAACTTGAAATTTATAACCAACTTAAAAAATATGCCAGAGCTGTTTTGTTAGATAAAAAAACTAGCTATACAAATAAACTAACAGAGATATTAAGATTACATCAAGTGACCTGTGGTTTTTTTAAATCTGATACTGGTGAGATACAAGAATTAAATAATCCAAAATTAAAAGAGCTTATAAATATTTTAGAAGAGATGGATGGTAAAGTAATTATTTGGGCTAACTACATTTATAATATAGAACAGATAATTAAAACACTTAAAGATAAGTTTCCTTATGATAGAACAGTTAGTGTATATGGTGCGGTAAGTGTAACTGATAGAGATAAAGCAGTTGAGAACTTTCAAAAAGATCCTTACACAAAATTTTTAGTAGGTAATCCTGCAACAGGAGGGTATGGTTTAAATCTTACAGAGGCTGATACAGTCATATATTATAGTAACAGTTATGACTTAACTGTAAGAGAACAGTCAGAAGACAGAGCCCACAGAAAAGGTCAGACAAAAAGTGTAACTTATATTGATTTAGTTATGACAGGAACTATAGATGAGTTTATATTAAAAGCACTCAATGATAAAAAAAGAATGTCAGCTCAAGTTTTAGGAGAAGAGGTACTTAACTTTTTATAATATTCATAAGCCTTCTCCATCCATTTATTTTCATACTCTAATAATTTATTATAATTCATAACAAAACTTTGATACTCATAATTCTTTGTGCATACAGCTATGAGGCCTTGCTCTATCTCTCCGTAGTAAGCTTTGTGTGCTAATGAGTATGCTGCGATTTGATAATAGTAATCTTCTATCCATTCTTCTTTTTTCAATCTATTAGATTGTTTAAAATCTATTATTGTAGGCTTATCATCATACAAACCAACCACATCTGTCTGACCAGCCCAAGCCATTTTTTTAGGATCAGGATATAATGAAGGACAATAATCTTCATAAATTAAATTAACCTCACTACCCCAAACTTCTTTGAGTTTATCTAAATTTTCTATTATTGTGTGAGCCATCATCCGTGATTGATTACCTTGTGGAGTTACATTAAAATAAGGTTTGCCTTGACAGTACTTTTCTAATACCAAGTGCATTTCAGTTCCTCGTCTGGCTGCATCTATCGTGATCCGTGTAGCTTGTTCTTGTCCTACTCTTTGTCTCCAATTACATAAAGCTTTTCTTTTTTCTTCGCTTTGTGTTGCTGATAGTATAGTTGTTACAGACGGAAACTTTTGTCCATCTACATTGTAGGTTCTAATCTTTTCATCATTTCTTGTATAGTCTTTATATTTGTATTTATCTACAATTTTAAAATCGCAAATAGTAAAACCATTTTTACTTCTTTTTATCTGCATACAGATTATCGAAGGTTGTTTCCCAATCCATATAGCTATCATGTTCTTCGGCACTATGTGTATATTGACTAGGTATAAAATCAGGAGGGCCATCACCAGTTACCCACATAGCAGGTGAAGTTACACGTACTCTGTTATTAGGTAATGCAACCATACAACCTTTCCAAGGACCATTAGTTAAATGTAATACATGACTTTGTTTGTGTTGTGCTGGATCATCAGCTATTTCATTACCAGTATAATCCACTGTAAAATGATATTTACCAGTATAAAATTCTCCATCTATTTTACATATCCAAGGACTAGAACTGGTTCTATCAAAATGTATTATTGAATGTTCTCTACTTGAACAATCCCATGGTTGAGCTAAATGAGTTGGCATAGGACTTGGCCATTCATCAAGTGGGTCATCAAAGATTAGAGACGTAATCGGGAGTCGAGCCCACATTGCCCCACCATGAGGATTTTCCAAACGATTATCTTCATCCTCACAACCAGTAAAGATGACTTGAAAGGACAAGCATCGGTCTGGAATAGTTGTAACAGCTATAGCCAACGCATGTAAGTAATCATCCTGATACCTTCGATGGTTTACTGTAAACTCTCTTCTCACCCATACTTTAAAGTACGGAATATTTGATATTAAATTTCCCATACCTCACTATATATACAGGAAATATATTTACAAGTTATTTCTTTAACTTGGTTGTATATTTTTTACCTTGGTAAGTAAAAGTTTTCTTACCAGCTTTTCTAGCTTTAGCAAAAGAAGTTTCAAACGCTGACATTTTTTTCTTTTTCTTTCTATTTGATAAAGCAGGAATACCCACTGTAGCTGCACCTGTATAAGCTGCACCAGTTAAAAACCCTTGTCCATAACCTGGTTTCTTTTTACGTGTAGCTGTTGGAATAGGTGTCTTTCTTCGTCTTGCTTCTAACGCTGCGCTAGCTTTTTTTGTAGCTGGTGTTGGAACTTTTCCTGTTGTAAAGTATTTAGCTGCTCTTTCTAAATCTTTTTTCATAATCGGATCAGACATTTTAAATCCTGGTCTTACTTTTCCTAAAGCTTTTTTAAGTGCTACCATAGTAAGACCTCCAAGAGAAGCTTTCATCATTCTAGCTCCACCCTTAGAGTATCCTTTTGCCATCTTACCACCTCTGGCTCTCATCATACGAGCTCCGCCTTTCGAGTAGCCTTTTGCCATCTTGCCACCCATAGCTTTCATCATTCGTGCTCCGCCTTTAGAATAACCTTTAGCCATTTTACCACCTCTGGCTCTCATCATTCTAGCACCACCTTTACTATAACCTTTTGTTTTTCTCATAAGAAACTCCTGTTGTTAACATTATTATTATACTATTTTTCTTCATCATCGACAATCCAGTTATTCAATTGTTTTTTGTACTCTAAATATAACTCTGTATCTGCAAACTCTCTACCTTCATTCATACATATCATAAAATACTTAGGGTTATATACTAAACAGGTATCATCATCGTATTCTAAATTATGTGCATATACTTTGTTAGTAACTGATACAAAAAATTTAAATGTGACACCAATAGCTACACCTATAAAAGCAATAGTGACTACAGTAATAAGCCCATACTTAATATATTCTGCTATCTCTTGTTGTTTTTTTAATTTTGCAGCTCTTGCTTCTTTCATAGCTTGCTTCTTTGCATCAATACGTTTTTTTCTTTCTTGTAAAATAAACTCCCAGGTACCAGGTCCAAAACGTAAGTTAATTAAATTCTTCATTTCATTTAATTGTTCTCTAGCTAATCTAGCATCTATAACTTCTTGGGCCACGTTGTTTATTGCGAAATGGTCGACATTTTTTGAATCCCGAGCCTTTATTACTTGTTGCTCACCCATCATAGCTTTGTCTATGTGACCAACTAATTCACCAATATCATTACACGTTTGTATTTGCTGTTTAACAAAGTCAACACTTTGTCTTACTAATTTAATTCCTGAAAGTACAGCTGCTCCAGCAGTAACTGGATCAACCATTGTTCTTCTCAATAAACCTATCTAGTTTTGCTTCTAGTCTACGAAGTTGTTCTAGAATTTGAGAAGTCTGTGACTTTGCATCGTCACGAGGCAGGTACTCTTCCCTGGTTTTATTGAGTAGTATTTGTAATCTTTTTACTTCTGAAAACATTTTGCTAAACGCCCAACCAAAAGCAGACGCAATTATTGTAAGCAAAATATTCCAAAACATCATTTCATCCATCAGCTTGCTCTAGTTTGTTTTGTTTGAGCTATGGCTTGTCCTGTTGCATCTTGAGGAAATAAAAAACTATAATTTTTTGCAAGTTGTACACTTGGAGTCGCAGATGTAGGTGTTGCTGGTGCTTTTGGTGTTTCTGCAACCATAGTTTCTGCAGGTGCTTCTGGTGTTTCTTCTGGCACCTGTTGTAGTTCATTATTATCTTGTGTTTTTTGTTGTTTAGCTTTTGCAGCACCCTCTAACATTTTTAAATATGCAGCTCTTTCTTCAGGTGGTAACTCTTTAAACGCTATGTACTCAGGATAATATTTTCTTATTACACTCTCTGGCAATTGTGCAATACTAACTTTAGGATTAGGAATGTTACTTGTGTCAGGTATTCTATCTAAGTAATTATTTATATCTTCAATACTTATATTGTCCGCAGTATACACAGGATCATTTTGAGGACTAACTAAATAATTCATAATATTAGCAACATTTCTTGCCCTATTAGGTCCCATAAATTTACCTAAAGGTTGTGTAGGATCAATTAGTCCAAATATATTACTTGTGTCTTCGTTTCTAAATATACCAAATTTTCTTGGTTGTGCATCTAATATTGCTTTTCTCTCTTGCTCTGTTGTTAAACCTAAAAGTTCTTTTGTTACTTTTGGATTTGCTAATGCTTTACCATAACCTCTCATACCAAGAGTTATTGCTATGGAAGTTCCTAGTCCACCTAAATATCCTGTTCCTGTAAAATAACCTGAAGCTATACCAGCTCCTGCAATACTACCTCCTATTGCTAATCTTCTGAGTAAAAAATTAGAAGGATCTGTTACACCTACAGCTATACTCTGCTCTAATAATTGTAAGTACTTACCAATATTTTCTGCATGTTCTTTGCCATATAATTCTGTTGCCATTTGTATGCCCTCTTCAGATCCAAAACCAAGAGCATTTTTGAACTTATCTATGTTAAAAGTGCTTAAATCTAAATTAGAAAAATTAAACTCCATTTCACTATTGCCTAATATTCTACCTATTTCATCAGCATCCTCTTTTGCTATTTTGCCGCTTTGTATGTAGTCGAATAGTTGTTTGTCTACTGCAAAATTAGCTACATCATCAAACTTTTCTGCGTATAAGTCAGCATATTTTTCTTTCAATAAATCTTTTACAGCTAATTCTTTGCCAGCTAAATTTTCATTTAATACTCTTGAGTTAACTCCAAAAGATTCTATAAAAGCATCGTACACATTTCTTGCTGCTACTTTTTCCATAAATAACTTAGCGTATTCTCCCTTAGCACCTTTTTCACCCACACCTAATAATTTTTTAAATTGTCTTAAGGCTTGAGCATTAGGTTGATTTTTACCTGTGCCTGTAGTTGGGTTTCCTCTAATAGCTACTTTTATCATTCTATCAAAAACATCTTGCGGGTTTACATCAGAATTAGCAGTAAATAATTTAGCACCTAAGACTTGATCTTTTTCAAACTGTTTTGCCATATTATTATCAAAAGGATTCATTGTAAAATGAAATACTGCATTTGCTTTTTTAGCAGATTTTGCAAATGTTTGTAATTTTTTTGTAGCCATTTTAATATTATCTTCTTGTGTAGCTTGACCTTGTTTATTTACAAAGTTTAAAAAATCACCCTGTTGTAATAATTCCGGTGTTATATTTAAATTTTCAAAAGAAGCTAAATCATCATCAAGTGCTTTTCTTATGTTAATACCTTGTTGTGCTAAATTGACATTTTTTGTATTTGCTGTCATGTCTGTGACTATCTTTTTAAAAAAAGCATGATCTTGTAAACTCATAAAAGGTTGGTTTTCAAATATTTCTAAAGACATTAATGAGTATTGTTCTAAAGCTTGCTTTTCTGCTTTCGTTAGTTTTTCAGGACTTAAATCGCCTTTTAAATATGCTTGATATAAATTATTAGTTTGTCCTCTAAGCTCATCTTTCATTTCAGCCAATACTCTTTTAACATTAGTGGTTGGAATTACTTGAGGATTTTCTAAAGCAATAGCTTCATTTAACAAAGTTCTATGATTATCTCTAAGCAAAGCTATATTATCTTTGTAATTTTGTCCTATTTTAGCAGCTGCTTCTGCTCCTAAAGGAGCCTGACCATATATAAAAGCAGCAGTTGTACTAGGTTGTAGAGTATCACCAGGCATAGAAAAAGTTTTTTTATTACCTGCTGTAGCCCCTGCTGGAAATAAAAATTCTCTATAGTTTTTTAATAATCCTTCTCTTCCAGGTCTACCTATAAAAGGTATAACTGCAAACACTTTAAAAAAATTCTTAGCTAAAAATCCTGCACCAGAACCTGTTGATGCTTGTGAAGGTGTAATTGGTATACCCATTTTAAACGCTAATTCTGCTGTCTCTACAGCACCATCACTATTTAAACCAAACAATGTTTTTTTACCTGCCTTGTAACCTCTTGCCATAACATTACCTGCAGCTGAACCAGCGATACCAAATACTAAAGAATTAGTCATAGCATTCATAGCATGTGTTGTCATTCTACCAGCAAAACTCATTTGATTTATTTCATCTTCGGTAGCATCTCCTAAATCTAAAGTAGCATTAGTAGCGATCTGTTTTTGTAATGTTAAAATATCATAAGTAGCTGAACCAGCACCTGCTCCAAGAGATCCTGCTGCAAGACTGGCTATCTCGGTTCGTGCTACTGGTCTTAATAAACTTCTAGTAGCATCACCTGTTCTTATTGCAGCTGCTTCAGCTCTTGTTATTTGACCTACACCTTGTGCAGCTTTTTCTAAAGTACCTATAGTTCTAGCAAACAATCTTCCAGCTCTTGTTGCACCACCTATAATAGGTAGTCTTTCTAAGACATTTGCTAAACCTGTTATACTTTTATTCATTCTGTCTAATTTAAAATTTTGTTTGCCTGAGGGTTTAGTAAACTTTTGTAAGTTTCCTTCATTATCTGTAACACCTGCAGTTATGTCTTTTGTAATCTCATCTGCATTCATAAGATAAGGTGCAAAAGATCCAACTACATCACCAACTAATTCAAAAGATTCTCTCTCTGACATAACTGTTCCGAATGGAGTGGCTATACCACCTAAACGATCAGCTTCCATTCTTTCTTCTAACAAACCCTCTGATGCTATTCTAGTTTCACCAGCAATTTGACCTATACCACCTGCAGGACCTTTAAGTGCTCCTCTTCTTATAAGTTCATTCAAAGCGTTTTGTTGTGCTTCTGTCATAGGTCTACCAGGACCATTGAAGTTTCTTATATCTAAGGTGTTGTTATCTAATTGTGTTTGTAATTCGTTTACATTCATTAGTTTTGTCCAGGTCTAGGAAAAGCTCTAGTGCCACCTAAATCAATATTTAAAACTCCAAATAGACTATCTGTGTCTGTATTTTCAAAAGTTGATTGAGTGTTAGGAATATCTTGTCCAGTGCGTTTCATCCATCTTCTTACATAATCTAAATGAGTAAGATTTTTAACTAAACTCATATCTCCTGCTTGTGCATTAAATTGTGTTGCTAATTGATTAGCTCTTGCATTCAAAGTCTGTTTCAAAGCTGTATAGTTTGCTCTAACTGTTTTACCTGCTTTTAAGAATTCAAAAATAGCTGTGGTTTGTGCAGCATTGTTAACGTCTGCAACTGTCAATCTATCTTCACCCTTATCAGCATTAGCCACAATATATTTCATACGATTTTGTATCAAACGTAATTCAGCTAATTGTCTTATTTTTTTATTTCTCAAACCTAAATCTTTAGTAGCAAGTACTTCTTTTCTAGCATCACCTTTTATTAAATTAGATACTTGACCTTTATCCATAGCTGCTATAATTTCTTCATAATCATTCACAGCTTCTTCTTGATCTTTATTATATTGAGCTAATAATCTGTTTCTTTCTCTAGTTACTTTATCCTTGTTTATAACTGCATCTTTATCCATACCTTCGTAGCCAGCGTTATTAATTAACATTTCTTGAATTTTAGCATCTACCATCGTATTGTTTTTAAGACTAGATATATCACCAGCATAAGCAGGACTACCATTATTTAATATTCCTGTCATACTACCCCACTCATCCATAAGATCAGTAAAGTTAGTAAAGAATCCTTCAATAGCACCACCAGTACCTAAAAACTTAGTATCTGCTGCTATAACTCGGTCAGCAAATTCAATTCCTAAGTTTAAAGCACTTAATTGACTCATAACTTTAGATGTTCTTTCAGGAGACAAAGGTTCTATAGCAGTACCACCCTCAGTTAAAGGCACCATTTTTTCACCAACTCCTGGTTCACCAGTTTGTATTATTTCATATCTTTTACCATCTTTTCCTATGGCTATTTCTTTTCTTCTTTTACCTTCAAAGCCATTAGGATCATTTACCATAATAAACTGTCTATTTTTATCATACGACATTTGTTTATTAGCTGCGTCTTTTCTAGCGTTTATTCTGTCTTGAAGATCGGCTATTGCTATTAAGTTGTTAAAATATTGTTGTCTGCTATTTACTTCTTCGTTAGCTATGTCAGTTTGTAAAGCTACATCATTTTGTAAAGCTGTTAGTTCTCCAGCATCAAGATACTTTTGTAAATCTTGTTCATACTGCAAGAAAGAAGCTCCGATAGCTTGTCTTTCAGCTCTTTGCTGTGCTTGTATAGCTGCTACATCATCTGCATATACTAAACCAGCTTGACCCGCAATATCTAAGAACCCCATAAGTCCAGCTTCATTAGTTCTACCTGTCATCATAGCCATAGCCCATTTAAACATTGCTAAGTTCTTTTCTTCTGCAAAATCACCACCACCTAAAATATCTTTATATTTTTCTTGATATTGTTCAAAGGTCATCATTTTATCTCTTTTACCTTGTAAGTGTTCTTCATATCTTTTCATTGCTGCCTTAACACCTTCAAAGTCTTTTTTCATAAATTCAGCTCTTACTGTAATACCTCCAATGTCAATACTTGCTGGTGGTAGAATAGCTGGATTGTTTTTATCTCCTGTAGGATTACCAGGATTTTTTAACAAATCAGTTGCAGTTTTATCTGCATCATTTACAGCAGCTTCTGGGTTTTTATTAATATCAATCTCTGTTGTGCCTGGTGGTTTTTCTGTAGTCAATGCACTATCTGGATCTTCTACAGCTCCATCAATAGCTTGTTTATCAGTGACAGGAGGTTCACCTCCATCTCCTGGAGGTTGAGCTGCCTCTCCTGGAGTAATAGGCTCTTCTTGTTTTTCTTGTGCTGCTGCAGCTCTGTCTGTGGCTCTAGCTGTTTCCATCATAGAATTTATTTCTTCTTCGTTATAAGGTTTGCCAATCTGTCTTTTTTGCTCAATATCTCTTAAAACTTCTTTTACTTTTGGACCTTCAACTTCTTGTATTAAATTATTGAATTGGTTTGCATCATCTTCTAAACCTAAAGTTAGTTCAGGTGTCTTTGGCACTTCAAGTTTTGGTTTAGGTCCAAACATATCATAAACTGTTGCTGTACCTCCTAATCCAAGACCTGCATATACTGCTCTATCAAAAGGTCTTTCTATTTTTCTGTCTAATTTTGTTACATCTAAACTTTCTTTTCCACCTTTTCTGGTTGCATCTTTATCTAAACCTAATCTTTGAAATGATCTTCTAGTTGCTCTTCCTAAAGGAACAAGTCCAGCTAAACCAGCTAAGCCAAAAGCAGCATTTGCTGCTGTAAAATCTTCACCTTCTTGAAACAAAGGAGCAAATTGATAGCCAGTTCCAACAACGTCAGCACCTAATGCAACTGGAGTTGCAATATCTCTAGCCTTTCCAAGTACTGTTCTTTTTTCAAATTTGCGTGTTTTAGGTTGTCTTAATAGATTTTTACCTAATATTTTTGTTTGTCGTAATCCCTCAGCACCTGTTTGTTTTGCACCTTGAAATGTTCTATCAACAGTCTCTCCTGCTTGAGATAATTTTTCTTTTGCAGTAGGAGCTTTTTTTTCGTAATACTTTTTACCTTTCTTTGCGTATCTTTTAAGACCTAATTTACCTGCTTCAAATAAACCTTTTCCAAAAGTGTAAATACTCATTAACCAAAACCTCCTACGCTAGTTCCTTTACCTCCAGGACCTACCATTTGATATGCACTATATGCTCCAACACCAGCACCTATAGCTTGTGCAAATGGATTAGTACCAGGACCCGTGGTTCTAGTTACTTGAGATGCAGCAGTTGGTAATGTTGTCATTATACCTTTTGCAAATTCTAATCTTTGGAATGGCTCATATTGTCTTGCAACCTCGGTAGCTCTTGCAGCTGCAAGTCCTCTATCAGCTAAAGCTCTTTGTGTAGCACCAGCTTGACCTAATTGAGCAATATCTCTTTGTTGCATCGCTTGTTGTTGGGCACCAAAACCTTTTAATTGACCTGCTACACTTAATGCAGCATCGGTTTGAAATTGTTGTTGTTTTTGTGCAGCACCTAACGCTGACTTAAAACCAGATTCTTGTAATTGACCTATGACACCTAATCTTCTAGCTTCTTCTTCTGCTCTTTGCACTCCCTCTCTACCACCTCCAAAAGCACCAGCTTGCACCGCTTGTGCAGCCATTTGGTTTTGTTTTATTTTAGATTGTCTATTAACTTCATCAATAACATATCGTTGGTAAGGATTCATAAAAGCATCTATATCTGGCTGTTGAGCTGCTGTTAAACTGCCACTTAAGACTGACGCTATACCAGCAGCAGTGGTTTGTTGACCTGTTCCTGTTTGTCCTGCCATTTTAAAAGCTTCTTGTTCTAAAGGTGCAGGACCAGCTACCTGATATTCAGGAACCTCAATAGGTTGTGATGCTAATTTTATTGCTTCATCATATAAAGCAAGTTTTCTTCCCTCTATTGCAGGAGCTTCTCTTGTAATATTAGTTTGTGTGCCAGTTTGTGGGCCGCCACCGCCGCCACCGCCGCCACCGCCGCCGCCAAAAATGAAACTCATACTATTTTCCTTCTAAGTAATACTGCTTGTTTTTTGTAATCAGGTAAAACTTTTTCCCAACCACATCTTCCTAAAATGTCAACATGACTAAACCACATGCTTTTAGCATATTCATAAATTTCTTTTTCTATTTCAACCAAATCTTCCAAATCACCACCAGCTAAACCAATACGAAGAGTATTGTTAATTTTATTTGTTACAGCTGCACTTTTATTTTTTATCCACAATTTAAATTCACCAGTTGCTAATCTATCCTCTATATCTTGTCTAGTAGCAAAATCTCCTATCTCAGCAGCAGGCTTTAAAACAGCCCATATTTCATCAGACATAACCATCAGCTAGTTAAGTCATAAATCCTTTTCAACTGATCTTGTTGATTATAAAAAAATTTTGCTCCTTTTTGTCTCATCTCCTTAAAATCTTTAGGGTTGGCACCACTCATAATACCAGCACCTAAAACTGCATCTGCTCTACTTACAAATTCTCCGTCAGCTAATTGTGCTAACATGGTGTCCTCATCTTTATCTGCAATATCAGTTGCGTCCTCAATATATCCCTTTGCTCTCATATAATTAGTTTTGTCTTTTTCATCATGATCTAATTTACTTGGTAAGTAAGTAACCCCACCAGTTTTAAATCCAGGAATACCTCCAACTATGCCACCAGTGCTCATTTGAGGCATATTATATACACTTGGATTATTTACCATAGTTTGTGCTGGACCTTCATAATTAAATCTATCACCTATACCTTGTACAGCTTGTCTTTGTTGATTGTACGCAGCTGCATATTCAGCTTCATCAAAAGGTGGTTTAAAAGGTTTTTGTTTTTGACCTCCCATTAATAATGGTGACGCCACTGCTGCTCCTAGACCAAGTTGTTGTGCTGTGCTTAAACCTTTTAGTGTAGGCATCAACCCTACATTTGCTGGTGCTACTCCTGCTGCAGTAGGTGGTCCTGCTACTGGTATACCACTAAGACCTCCACCTAAAGTAGAGGGCATAGCATAACCTCCTACAGTTCCTAAAGCACCACCTATCAAGGCGTTTTTAATCATGTCTCTGTTGGAGCCTCCAGAAGCTTTTGTGTATACTGCTCCTAATCCTGCTCCTATTAAAGCTGCCATCACTGGAAATGCCATTCTTGTCTCCTTAATATTATACTTATAGTCTAACTCTTTTTCTCTTGTCTATCAAGACCCACGGGTATCATTTCATCAATCAACCTACCAGTATACTGATACTCACCAACATGCGTAATATATTCTGTTATAAGAGCATAACATTTACCACCAATATCACGCCATAATTTAGAAAAAGCAAAGTCTTCTCCATAATATCTTTTATCTTTTTCATCATAATGCGTGTCAAAAAAATTATACAAGTTAGGCTTTACAGTCATTTTTCCATCTACCATACTCTCTTGGTGTATAATTTTGTTAGGATAAAATTTTATAAGTTTGTCAAACACTTCTTTCTTTAACAAAAGACAGCCAGTAGGAGCATAATTCAATTCAATCATCTCATTAGTAAATGAGACATTGTCTTCATTATCTTTTATCTTAACAGGAAATTTATTACCGCTTGTATGTTTTTGTAATTTTGTCATATTAGGTATGTCTTCATATTTCTTATATACCTTATCCCAATTAATCACCTTCATGGGGTAAGGTATGCTACATACCTCAACATCTTTATCAATCATTTTAAAAATAGAATTAGGATAAAATAATATGTCACTATCAATAAACAAAAGATGCGTATAATCATCAGATAAGAAATGAGACACTAATGTGTTTCTACCTTGTGTTACCAAAGAACTTTTCATCATATCTACAGTAATGTGAATATTTTTATGTAAACACTCAGATTGAAATTTTAACATAGACTGCATGTAATGTATGGAAACATCACTGTGAACTGGTGTTGCTACAAATAATTTAATTTCTTTCATTCAACGCACCTTGTAAAAAATTTGTCCACTCTATCTTTTTCTTTTCCCAACTATAAAATTTTTTAACAAAGTTTTGTTGCATTTGTAAGTGTTCAAACACCTCTGGCTCGTGTATCGTGTTTACTGCTTGTCGTATTGCAGATGCAAATTTACTAGCAAGTCTTTTCGTATCTTTCTCATAGGTAACGTATACAGGAAACTCAGAGCAAGTTTCATACAAAGCACCAAAGTTTGTAACTATACAAAATAATCCAGCAGCCATTGACTCAAGAGCTGCATTACAACTTGTCTCCTCCCATGTGCTAGGATAAGCAAACATATGATAACGATAAATATATTTTTGTATAAAAGAATGTTCTTTATAACCTATGTAAGTTACGTTTTCTAATTTTCTTGCTTGTTCATACAATGGTTCATATTGACTGTCGTTTGCTTTTTCAAATTCTTCTCCGTATATTTTACAACTACTAAACACATCTACATGCACGTTACAGTCTTTTAATAAACTCATAGCACCTAATAAAACATTAAGACCCCTCCATGGTGTGACATGAAAAAGCATACGAACCATATTACCTTCTTTAAAAGGTGTTAATGTAGGAAAGTTGTTTACACCATTTTTTATTACATGACATCTTTCAGTGGGTAGATCAAATCTATATCTATACTTTTCATAATTCCAATGGCTGTTAAAAACATACCAATCAAATTTGTCATGGTTAGTTTTATCTTCAAACCATGGATATATATTAGGTTGGTCATGACTATTTTTTTGCCATAATATATTTATTTTATCTTTACTTAATTTTACTTTACCAGGTATTGATGTGCATATTTGGAAGTTATCTAAAAGTTTATCATTCACATAATGAGACAAAAATCTATGTTGTATTTCTGTTCCTCCTTGCGGAATCATCTCCCATACTCCAACAGTAACTCTTGACCTTGTTTTATTTTTTTAATTGTCATAACTTTGTATACAAGGTAATCATCCCAGTCTAAATCAATAAACAAACGACAGTTTGGTTCGTCACTATGATTTAAAAAACCTCCCATAGGAGTTCTAACATACCCGTGTATAATTGGTATTTTTATATGACTCATACCTAAATCATATTTTTTAGGCAAATCAGATTTAGCAAAGACACCATGTCCATGAGTAGAACTAACCCCAATCATTAACTCCTCTGGCAAAGGATTGTAGTAAAACCTGTCGTATTTAATTTTCATCTTTGGTTTTACTAATCATAGATAAAGCTTCTTTTGGTACTATAATATTTACATCGCACGCTATATCTTCTTGTTTAGTATCTGTATTTGGATTATCTACATCGTGCTGAGCATCTTCTTTAGTAGCATACCTTAAATTAGTTTTTTTATTTCTATAAGTTTCTTGTGAAGTGCATCGTATTGTTTTCATAAAAACAATATCCTATAAATATTAGAAAAAATCAAGTATTAACTAAACCAACAAACTATACTGTATCTAGTGCCAGATAAAACAGGTTCTACAGAATGAGGGTACATAAAATTACTAGGAAACATAATTAAATCTCCTGTGTGCAAATTTACTTTACTATATGGTTGTTGATTATGTGGGTAATAAAAAATTATTTCTCCACCTTTGTAGTTTTCGTTTAAATTAATTATAAAAGATAATTGTCTATTTTCTTGATGAAAAGAATCAGTATGTCTTTTGTAAAAATTACCTGTTTCATATTTTAATAAATTAATTGATTCGAATTTTAATTCTTGATGTAAACTGGGAAATATTTTTTGATATTCTTGTATAGATTTACAACAAGTATTAAATATAAGCTTATGATATAAAGCATCATGTTCATTATCAGGGTTTAAAGGAACAGTAGAAACATTTCTATACTTTGTATCAACAAAATTAGTATTATCTTTTAACATTGTAGCTTTATAACTAGGACTTAAATCTATATGTTCACATAGGTTTTTACAAACTTTTTTATCTAAAGCCTGATCTATTTTAAAAATAGCAGAACTTATTCTATCCATTCTCTTGAGAACGATCTATTAAAGCATAACTTACTAAACCTTGTATTTTACTACTGCCTGTGGCTGCTTGAACAGTTATGGCATCACCAGCTTCTAAATTTAAACCTTGAGGAGAAGCATTAACTTGTGACTTAGCCGCTATGTCATCTCTAAAAAATTCATACTCAGTGCTAGAATCAGATGAGTCAACAAAATTCATGTTTACTAAAATAGCTGATGACGCATCATTGTTAGCTAAATAAATACTTTTAATTATAACTGTTCCATTAGTAGGACATGTAAATACTGTAGTTTTGCTTGTGTCGGTTTGTTTAAAACCTTGGTTTTTATATTGTATTGTCATGATAAAAAATACTCAAAAGCTTGTTGATCATTTTTGATTTCTTGTTGATAACTAAAATTTAATTTTTGTATAATTTGAGTTAAAGCTAAATTAATTAATCTTTGGTTTTCAATATTATATTCTTCTTTTGGTTCCGGAATAAATGTATTAATTTTAGCCAATTTGTTTCTTTCTTTTTAATGCTACTTTACCAGCTTTGGCAATTCTTACTACTTCTGCTTTACCCATAACTTTCGCACGTTGTTCCATAACAGTCAATATTTGTATTTTTCTAGCGTAGGGTTTTGATATTTTTTTTACTTTTGCAACAGTTGCTCTTGCATCAGCTGGTGTTGCAAATTTAATACGCACTGTATCTTTAGGGTTTTCGTCTGTATACAACCTACGACCTGTGCCTTTAGGTTTTTTACCTCTTCCTTTTTTTGGATCTGCCACTTATGACTCCTTTTAATGTTTTAGCTTGACCTGCATGTAATTTAGAAGCTTTTTTTAACCCTTTTATTACTTTTTTAATTTTGTTTTTACTTTTATTCATTTACGTTTGCCTTTCTTTTTTTCGGGTGCTTTTCTTAATACTTTATATATTATATCAGGAGGAGCCCATAAATAACAGTATTCTTTTATATTTAAAATTTTAAAGGATTTTTGTTTATGTAGACCCCATTTAAAATCTTCTGCATTTTGTTTAATCATATCAAAATAAAATTTATATTGATCAGGCCATTCGTTTTTTGTGAACTTCCATATTTTTTTTGCGTTCAATACGATTGCATATGGGTTTGATGTATGATCGCTTTTCCATATTTTTTCATTATCGATGCTTACAATGTTTTTAACGTCTACCATCTGGCTGCACATCTGCTTTAAAAGTTCCATACCTCCAGTTTTCATCAGTAGTAATATTTTCTATTTTTAAACTAGCTGCTCGACCTCTTGCTCTTGTATCTACTTTTTGTGTTGATGAAGATATAGTAAAAGGACCCAAGCTACTACTAGATTCTGTATCACTAGGGAAATCTTTTAAATTAATTGTTACTTTAGCATTACCTGCTAAAGCTCTGAAGTCTGGTATAAATCTTCTTATTTTCATAAAAAATTCACCACGTATACCGCCTCCAGCTTCTACTTCAAAATCACCACTTTCAATACTACCTATTATCGCAGTGGTAGTGCCATCAGTTTTTACCTGATTAGTTCCTTTTTCATGTGCATATAAAGTTGTAGCTCCATTAGTAGATGTGGCTCCTTGTATTATAGGAAAACTAGGTATACTAGTGGTGCTATATTCTGTTGCATAAGGATTATCATATATTGTTTTGTCATAGTAAGTTGTTCTTGACAATGAGCCAATAGTCCACAAACCCTCTGCGTAATTATAACTAACTACCCTATCTATTTGTGTAGATCCTGCTTTAGGGTAAAACCAATTTATTTCACTAAACAATGAATTATATCCAGCATACACTACATCTGCTGCATCAAAGTTTAATCCTAAATCATCTTCATCTTGTGTAGTAAAAACAAAATCTTCAACTTGACAAGATATTTTCTTTACTGTTCCATCAAATAAATAAAAGCCACCTGCTTGACCCATCCAATAAACCACTCCATTAACTGCCACTATAGCGTGTTGAGATATTAAACCACAATTAGCTCCCACTTGCTGTATACCAAACGTAAAAGGTGGACCAACAAATTGCATAGTGTATGCAGAAGTATCTGTTAAAATTAAAATAAAACTACCTGCATTCACAGCACCAACTATTTTTGTACCACTATCTATCCTAAAAGTACCTGCCGTATTAGTAGATGTAGGTGTATAATCCTCAAAGTTTTCTTGATCTGCAAAACGTATAAACATTTTATCTTGAGAACTTGTTCCTATAGTGGTTTCAGTGCCTAAATGAATTAAATGTCTATCTCTGTCAGAGACTACAGTCATCACACTTTGTATTGGTGCGTTGTTTATGACTGTAGCTCTTGTTGACAGAGCCGAGGCACTGCTCGGGTTCCATTGAAAAGTCTTATTGTTTTTTACAGTCGCAACTAATATTTGCCCAAAATTATCTAATGACCAGTTCCCTGGTTCTAATGTTACCTCACCAGTAGGTGAAGCATCACCCCATCCGGTAAAGCTAGAAGCCTCTTGCACCACAGCACCATCACTGTGCGCTGATCTAGTTGATCCAGAAGCTCCTCTTGCAATTCCTGTAACAGTGCTACCTGCTACACCAGTATAAGTTATTAATTCTTCTCCTACTTTTAATGTGCCACCACTACTACTAAAACCAGACACAGAAGTTAAAGTTATTGCAGTACCTGAGCCGCCCGTTCCATTTGCATCATCTAATAATGCACCATTTAATGTAGTGCTAGTTATTGAAGGGTTTGTACCACCATATAAGCCAGTTCCAAAACCATAACCTGTAACTTGTACAGCGTCACCCACTTTAAAATATGGAGATAAAGTCACACTACCTCCAGCACTAAAACCAGAACCTGATTCAACTTTACCTGCTGTTACAGTAAAAGTGTCAGAAGTTCTCGTTATAACCTCAAAAGTATTTTGTGTAAAATCTGCACTAACAAAACCAGTGCTGCCGCCTGGTAAGGTTACACTAGAAAATAAAAATAAATCTCCTACCTCTAATCCATGAGCTGCTTTATTGACAGTGACAGTTGCTGAGTTATTAGTGGTGGTTAAAGTACAAGATGTTATGTTTGTATCTAAAGGTGATATATCATAAAAAGCACCATCATGATGTAAAAATAAACCCTTATTTGTTCCTATTACTATGTACCTTTTACCTAATAAGTCACTCCAAATGTGCATGTCTCTACCTACACCAACTAACGTGCTAGAGGTGGTTTGTTCCCATCCACCTATTTTTTCTGGAAAACCATAACGAAATCTTACATTATCACAGTCAACCCATTTACCTTGTGCTCCTGTAGGTGTAACTTGTTTATTTATACCGCCAATAATCTTGACTTCACTAAGCATAACATTATCTTATGTAGTCGGTTACAGTAGAATCTGATGTCCACCTATCAATTCTATTTACTTGTGTCACAACACCTTCACTGTTCATAGTATCTGCATACAATGCTTTAAATGCAGTCATATCACTTGCGTTATCAATTGCTGTACAGATAGCGGCACAATCAGTTCTAATTGCAGCACAATACGTTGTGACTGCACTAGGTATTGTAGCACTACTATCCATAGTGACTCTTTGCACTAGCCAGTCAAACCTTTGAATTAAAGTATGCGCTCTCTTTTTAGCTTGATTTTTAGCTAATGTTTTTAAACCATAATTAATTACCTTATTACCCTCAAGGTCTAATATATTTTTACCATCTTCATCTTTAGCTTCTAAATCATCTAATACTTTGTCTGTAGTAGTATATTTAGTAGAAACTTTTTTATTAGAACTATCAAATGTATAAGTAGGTTGACTTGTTATTTCAAACCTATCATCACCTTGTGTTCCAGCTTCTACTGTATAAATACCTATGGCATTAAGTTCATCCCAAGTCCAAGATGTAAATATTCTACGAGAATGTCTTACATCATCTATGACCATATCTTTGGGTCTAGCGATTATCTCCTCTACTTTATTATCTTTTATATATGCCCACATATTATCACCTCCTTAAATTATCTAGCGTTACTATACTTGGAAGGTTGGTCTCCCCAACAAGCATAAATATATCTAGCACCATCAGTATTAATGTTACTATTTGTACTTTTTATTTTAAAACCTTTTGAATACAGATCCATTTCTCTACTTGCAGAACTTCCAGTTACTTCAGCTGCAGTTGTGTCAAGTTCTAACCTTCCTGGTCCATTATCATCATTATTAGTATATCTTGCTGTATCTATTATAGTCCAACCACTTGTGCCATCTGAACGTTTTATAATTATGATACGAGGTCTCATATTAGTCATTATGTAAGGACCATCTGTTGTGCCTGTGCCAACATAATATCCGAACTTACTCATTCCATCAATTTCTGACCAGCAATAATGAACATATGTTGAACCACTTGCATTTACATTTGCAGCACTTCCTACGGAAAAAACACTACTTGTAGGAGCTGTATCATTCCATATTAAGTTGTAATCAGAAAATCCTCCATTACTATCTAAATGCATATATCCGAGTTCTCCACCACTCCCACTTGCTCCTTGATTAGGATGATAAGTTACCCAAGAATAAGTGCTATTTAATTGTTTAGATAAAATTAATTTAGGAACTGCACCCAATCCATGTCCTATAGTTGCATTACCTCCGTTGCCTGTTGTCTGTACGATACTAAACCCAGCATTTTGATTGGCTTGTACTGTAGAAGTTATTGAACCATCTGAATTACTAGCTGTTGTTCCTCCGTTTGCTCTCCAACACCAAGCCACATAAGTTTGACTATTATCATTAGGATTAGAACCACTACTTGCTAAAGTAAATCCATCACTATCATAACTTGTCATAAAAGGACCATTGCTTGTTTGTTGCGCATTATTTGCACTACTAAATATTAAACCTTGCCCTCTTGAACTATCTATTAAAATACCATTTTGAGTAGAACTTCTCATTTTTGCCCAGACTAAATCTGGTTGAAATCCTAGTCCAGTTATAGCATTACTACTACCATTACCTGTATAAAGAACTGCGCCACATTGTGCAGAAGGATGGTCAGTATTAGTTTCGGCTGGATCAATATTTGAAGAAGTCGGCATATTGGCCGAGCACATCGCTAAATAATTTGTACTTGGAGCATAATAAAAATCACCGAAGCCATTTGAGTCTGTATTATTTTGTCCTGTAGTTGTACCTTGAAAACTGCTGTCCTGCCCAAAATTAACGTGAGTGTTAGAAGGAGCACCTGTTTTATTTGTACCTACCATTGGGTAAAAAATTTGTCCTTGTAAAGCAGCTGGTATGTCAAAACCATTTCCAGCAGTAGGAGTTCTAGCAGTGCCATCGGATTCTTGAACAAAATTATTATCTCCATGCCAATACACTTTATTATTATCTAAATCTAAATAAGTACCAACAACTTTTGTATTTGTATTATAATAACTTGGAACTGTTGGGTCTGGTGACTGATTACTACCATTTAACACAACAGTACCTAACTGCGACCAATTAAGAGAACCAGTCATACCAGAACTAATTTCTGTCAAGTAAGTATCATCTATGTTAGCAATACACCAACCAAAAACAAAATATGAACCATAGTTGTGTCCTACTCTTAATTCATAATACCATTTTCCAGAACTTACACCAACTGAACCTATAGCAGTAGAATCATAACTTGCTCCTGGCATATAAAGATTGCCATTTTGTATTAGAGTGCTTGCACTACTTTTATTAGTTTGTAACATTGTAGGAAAATTTGAAAAAGTTGTCATATTTAACTCCCTGCTCCGTTGGTAGGGCTATCAATAACTTGATAATGTGTTCCCATACCTGTTGTAAAGTCATTACCATTTCCTGAACTGTCATTACCTAAATCGCTTGCATTTTCAAATTTAAGATGAAAACCATTATTACCAAATGTAGTACCACTTGGGTCTTTTGGAATCCACACACCATTTTTAGTTTCACCAAATTGAGTAGGTGCGTAAGCTTGTCCATCTGCGAAGATAGCTTCAGCTTGATAGCCATTAAAATTATATACTCCGTAATAAGCTTCTGTCCCTAAAACATATTGTGTAGCACCACTTGTGTTAAATTTAAAATCTTCATTTTGTGGGTAATGACCACTACTAACAGTGCCAGACATATCTATTTGACTACCATTAACATAAACTTTTACTCTATCACCTGAACTTGATTGTGCTGAATCAAAAACCACTACTATATGATAGAAACTAGATGTATCTCTAAATTGAGCTGTACTTTTATGACCATAACTTGTGCCACCTCTTTGTCCTTGTAATGTAATTTTATCATCACCATCAAAATGAAGCATATCAAATTGAGTATTACCAGTTCCTCCATAAAACCAAGCATTGAAATCACCGCCAGTAGATACTTCACTTCTTTTCACCCAAGCACTTAAAGTGCCTTTATCAACATTTGAAGGTGTTCCAACACTTGTTTTTTTAAGAGTATAATTGTCTCCAGAAGTGCCATCGCCTCTTACCGACTGATTGATTTGATATTCATAGAAGCCACTAGCTCCACCTGGATTTTGAAAAAACTCACCTTGTACTGGCATTACTTATGTCTCCTATGCAAATGCAAGTTGTGGTGCTCCTAGTTGAATACTTGCAGAAGCCTT